AACTACTATGAAACTGAGAACTTATCAGGTCTTATAACTCAGTTGTCTGAAAAAGTAAGTATCAAGTTCTTCTCTACAAGTATCAACCAAAAGATATTAAGAATTGCGGCTAAAATGGCTAATTGTGATACACCTACATTAAACAACGCTATTCATAATATCAAGGAAAATGAATCATCTAAGGTGAGAGATTTAATTCGTTTAATACTTCAAGTATATCTAAATGATAGTAAGAATAGTTATGATACAATTGCTACTCAAAAGTTCATTGCTTATTCTATCTCAGTATATTCTAGAAGTAATACTAAGGATGAAGCAATTATTCAAATTAAAGATTTATTGGACTATTTCTTAAATAAGAATAGTGAACGCTATATGAATACTGAGAGGGAAGCAACTAAGAATAATTACCGTAAAGGTCTTTATACTTACTTCACATTACTAATCTCAGATACACAAACTATTAAGTAAGGGGAATAAGTAATGACACTAGTGCATTTAGAAGATGTTAAATATATGGAAAATAATGATATAATCTCTAAAGCTTTGATGGAATTTGTAGAGATGTGTGATTTTGAAAATATGACGTTTAATGACTTACGAGAAGAATTTAAAGATGTTCGTGAGGATCATAGATTATTAATGGAATCTGCTACGTCCCAAGTTAAAGAGAATAAGGAAGTAACACGTTTATTCAATGGTAAAGAACTACAAAAGGAAATTAATGAAGAAGCTAGAAGAATCTTCGGTCAAATTAAATTCCTTAAATTGAATGAAAATAATATCAAAAACTTCTCTAATGAGATTACTAAATCAGTAAACGCTCTTTATGATAAGAATGTTGGTTCTATTCAAAGAAACTTTGTATCAATTTATAATGATGGTAAATTTAGTAAGAAAGATATTATAAATTCAATTGGTTTATGTTATGTTGTATTAGTCGTTAATAGTCTTTTAGCGGCAATTCTAGCACTATTCTTAACACCAACAATTTCTATGTTAGTAACATCATCAATTGTAGCGCCTATTACTGAAGAATTTGCTAAACAATACTCAATTAAATTTAAATTCGGTAATACATTTATTGCAGTATTTAACTTATTTGAGACTGGACTATATTTCTTCCAGATTTCAAAAATGTTAGGTAAGAAAGTATCAGTTAAGACTTTATTTAAACTAAGAACACCTGCAATCATTATGCACTTTGTAACATATGCAATTCATAAACTTAAGTTTAATAAGCTTACTGATAAACAAAATAGAATTCTAACATTTGTTGTATCAGCAGGTATTCATTCAGCATTTAATTATACTGTATCCACTAACAAATCTATTCAAGATTGGTATCATAAAGGTACTGAATTTGAGACTGTTAATAATACACCTCAAATTAAAAGCGATGATGAACTTAAACTTAGATGGGAAAGAACTGCTAGACAATTTGGTATTGAAACCGAGTAAAAAAAAAAATAATGGATAATAAGATTAAATTCTTATTATCCATTTTTATTATTTATTCAAATGTCTCAAAGATATCATATAGATATGAAGAATCTTCTGGTAAAAGTTTAGTCTCACAAATCACTTTCAATCCAAATTCATTATGGATTAAGAATAAGAATCCAATATACTCTTTATCTCCTGCAATAATCTTGTCATTAAATTCTGATACTGCATCCTCACTTAAAATATCTACATCATGTCTTTCTTTGATAGTTTCAAAGTCTTTACTGTCTTCTAGGATAGCAACATATCCTCCATCTTCTTTAAGATAATCCCCTCGGTCAACACCATATTCAGAGTCTAACACTTCTAAATCTGGTTTGAAATAATTCACCAATACTTCTGGTAAATCCTTTCCTTTAGTTTCAATATCTTTTAAGTTTACAAATTCTAACATGTCTGTCTCTCCTTTATGCAATATGATGTAAAGCTCGATTATATAATATGTATTTGAAACAGTTTATGTAATTTCAACGTTTTAAAAATTTTCCTTTTAAAAGAACAATTTTATATACAGTACGAAAGGATGGTAACTAAATGAAAACTATTTGCAACATTTGTAACCACGCTGAAGGTATCGACCATCTTTCATTAATTTGTCCAGAATGTTCTGAAGGATACATGTTCCCTTCTGATGAAAGAGATGAAGAAATTATTAATGAGAATGAGGAGTTTTCTGTATTAAATGAATTTATATACAATACAGAGTTCATGGTAAGACCAATAAAATTAAAAGGAAATCGTAAGAACCTGACTAAGTCTCTTCATATTATACTTACTAATACAAAGACAGTAATGGGTCAAGTTATCAAGAATGTAATACGTTCTGATTTCAACCATGCTTCATTAGCATTAGATCCTTCATTTAATCATGTATATGGTTTTGGAAGAAATGTAGATGATGAAGAATCAGGTTTCATTATTGAAAAAATGGATTCAGGATTCTACAAACAAAACGATGCTGATTATGTTCAATTAGAACTAAAGGTTACTGAAGGAGAGTTCAATAAAGTTACGAAAGAATTAAAGAAATTTGAAAAAGAAAAAACTAAATTCAAATTTAGCAAGATTTCTTTGATCCTGAATGCTTTTAATATCCCTTTAAATAGAAGATATGAATTCTTCTGCTCTCAATTTATTGCTTTTGTATTGAATAATGCAGGACTTGTATTATTTGATAAGAATCATGGTTTAGTAAGACCTAATGATTTCTTAAATCATCCAGACCTTACTCAAATCTCTTCAGGTAAAGTATCTGATAAGGTTAAAGCTGATAAAAGAGGGATGCTTAAAGAAGGAATTGAATTACTTAGTGAAGCTACTAAGATGACACCTGCTAAAAGAAAGAAAATGGAGGATAAGATTCTTAAATCAATAGCTATTGCTGATAAGTCTGGTATTAACGTAGATAAATATAAAAGATTCTTTAAGTCTATGTCTGATGAGAAATTTGATAAATATATGAAGAAGTTCTTATATAGTGAGGATGATCATTTCTACTTAGAGATACTTCCAAATAAAAATGAACCTTCATTAAAAGATATCAAAGAATTATTAGACTTCTTAAAAGTTCCTTTAAATGAGTATGTATACTTTAGTCATGACGGTCAGAAGGATGATCCATTAAGAACTATGTATGAAGTACCAATTGGTTATATTCACTTAAGACGTTTACAGCAGATTTTATCTAAGAAGAATACTTATTCGTTAGATATTAATAAACGTAACCTTAAGACTAACCTAGTAACAGGTGATGATAAAATTGCTCGTGTTACCGATGCAGAGAACTATGCTTTATCTGTTATTGAAGCAGATTATGCTTTACAAGAATTCTTTGGTGCTCGTGCCGATAGTTCATTGAAGAAGACTGAAATGTATAAGCAAATCTCAATGTATGGTTATACTTACTTAAAAGATATTCCAAAAGATATCAGTGAAAACCAAGTATTAAATACTATCTATGCTTTACTTATTGGGGCAGGAATTGATAGTGACTTATTAGACCAACCAATTGATGAAGAAGAATTATTAAGACAATTACAAAAATAAATTAAAGGTGATGAGTTCTAAAATGTCTGTCAAAACATGCTTTATTTTTGGTGAAAATCATCATGTAAGAGATTCTGTAGAGACTATTGAAAGAGAGATAAAAAGACTAAAACCTGACTATGTTCTTCATGAATTATTGTATGAAGATGTAATAGACAATAAGCAGGAAGCTAGAAAAAGGTTAAGTCACTGCAGAATTGGAGGACATCAATGTGATCCAAGTATAAATAAAGATGTGTATGAATTAGCTTACAAACTAGATATACCATTTATAGGAATCGACTTAGAAGATGTTCCCCAACATTATTCATTAAAGAATAAGTTTCTTCTAAGAGAAAAGCACATGGTTGAGAAGATTAAAGAGTATTTAGGGAAAGGGAAAATAGTTGTTATAGTAGGCGATACTCACTTAAGAACTATTCGAACTAATGAATTAGGAGATGCTTCTCTGATATATAAAGAATTCAGATTTGATAGCAAAGTAAAAATAGAAAGATCAAAATATAAAGAAATAAGATAATGATATATGGGGTGTTAGTAATGTTTTATGATGACTTTAATGTAGAAAATTATAATGTTGGTAAGATGTGTGTTAATGTTTATTTTGACACGCAATTACTTGAGGGACTAAGTCGTTCTAATAAAAATATTAGTATAGGGGTAACGTTGCAACATAATTCAGACAGACCTAGGGTTGCATCATCTATGGAATTTATTTATAACTTCTTCAAAAATGATTTAGATATTACTCTGGATAATTTCATTCATACTGTTAATATTTATTCGGTGTACAGTACAGAACGTAATCCTAGAAGGGGTATTGCAAAGATTGCTAAGAAAAATATTTATGAGAATAGTATATATGAAACTGTTACCTTATTATTAGGTATTCCAGATATTCGTTATGCTAGAATTGGTATAGTTCGTTGCTTAGCTAAATATTTCTTTAATCCTGCAATTATTAAAAGATATATAAAGAAGTATAAGGAAAGCAATGATTATACTAGAGTTCTTAAAAAAATTATGGTTGATTATATAGCAGATTATCAATTTGCTAATAAAACCTTAGGTTTTGAATTCAATAGAAATGTGGATCAAAACACTATGAAACTTTATAGAAAGATTGATTCCATTCGTAAAGGAAGTAGAGATTTTAAAAATATCTATAGTTTACTTGAATATTTAAGATGGAATCCACAACTTATTAAAGATTTCATAAAAAAGAGTAAATACAACAAAAATTAATAAAGGTAGTACTGCTTTTTAGTGGTACTATCTTTATTATTTATATTAATAATTATTATAATAAATTATATTATATAAAGGAGTATTAATATTATGAAAAAAGATAATTTTGAAGATATTAAAAAAGAATATGAAGAAAATAAAATTATATTAAGAGAATATATAAGTAAGGAAAATGAATTATTAAAGAGAATGAGAAAAGTATGTCCACATATCAATACTTATAAGATGGATACTTTTGGTTCATTTGAAGAAGAGAGTAAATATGATAAACACAAGTGTAATGATTGTTTTGAAATAGTAATGAGACCTAAAAAGAAATAAAAATCATTTCAAATAAATATTATATAATGGTATACCAGTATCATTTTTAATTTATAATTTATTTTATAGGAGTGATTTATAATGCAAGAAAACCAAACAACATTACATGGTGATGGAACTTATTCATGGGGATATCATAGTCAAAATCCAGTAACAGTAACACAACGTAATATTATTCAATTCATTGAAGAGACAACATCTCATCGTTTCAATGGAAGTACAAGTCGTCAAGCTTATGCATTCATTCAGAATCATCATAATGAAGCTAAAGGTGTATCTAACAATCGTTCATCACGTCGTACTGTATTTGGATCTTATTTTCACTTATAGGAGGAAATTGAAATGAAAAAATTATTATCAGTTCTCCTTCTACCTACTTTATTACTATCTGCATGTGCTTCAAAACCAGATAGTGATACAGGTAAGGAATTAATAAAAGTATCCAAAGAACAACGCTTTGAAGTATTAGAAGAAGTACAAGACCGATTTGTGTTAAAGTATGCAAATGGTGATGTTCGTGCTACTCCTTCTATGAATAAAGTATTTATTGTACGAGATAATGGTGATGAATCCAAATGTCATTATATCTTAATTGCTGGATCTAATGATTTTGGTAACGATGTACAGTCATTTTCACCTCTCATTAAAAATGGTAAGCCATTCTGTGAGAAAATAACTCAATAATGGTATTCATCTGCAAGTGTTGTCAATAAATCTTAAAAATTTATTTTTAAAAATATCATATAACAAAAAATTGATATTATGAAAAGTAAATTTTGGATTTATATAGTTTATAATTTATAAGTCCTTATAGGAGGAAATATTAAATGACAACATTAAACCTTGCAGATGAATTCCGTGGAGTAGCTAAAAAAGATGGCTTAGGTGAAGAAAACCTTTACATGCCTGTATATAAAACTGGTATCGATGCAATCGATTATCATAATGGTCGTGTTGAAGGTGAAGAGAATGAAAAGATCGTAGTTGGTGTTGAAGGTGGTAAAATCTTAACTGTTATTGGACCATCTGGTTCTGGTAAATCTACTGCCGCTATTCAAATTGGTACTCACATTGCTGATCAATTCGAACATGCAACAGTAACTCACTTTGACTTTGAACGTGCAACTAATATTGCTCGTATTAAAGGTTTAACAGGTTGGTCTGATGAAAAGATTAAAAATAAATATCACTTAATGAACCGTAAGATTTATAGTGAATCTGTATATAAAATGTGTAAATCTATTGCAAATATCAAGAACAAGAAAGAAAACTTTGACCTATTAAAATATGATACTGGTATTATTGATTATAATGGAGACAAAGTATACGGTATTCCACCTAGCATTGTTATTGTTGATTCATGGGCTGTAATGGTTCCTCAAAACATTGCTGAAGAAGAAAAACTTTCTGGTTCAATGTCAGCATCAGCTATTGCTAAAGAAAATAACTCTATCATCAAACGTCTAGCTGGACCACTTGAAGAAGGTAACATCATCTTAATCATTGTTAACCATATCACTGAAAAGATTGAGATCGGACCAGTTAAGACTAAAGCTAAATTAAACTACTTAAAACAAAATGAATCTATTCCTGGTGGATCAAGCTGTATCTACATGGCTTCTTCTTTACTACGTCTAGAGCCAGGTAAGAAATTAGAAGAAGATGAAACTCTAGGAGTTAAAGGTTTCATGTCTGTTGGTGAGTTCTTAAAATCACGTTCAAATGAATCTGGTAAGAAATTTGATATGGTATTCTCTCAACGTAATGGTCTTGATAACCTTATGACTAACTTCAATATCTTAAAAGATAATGGTTATCTTAAAGGTTCACCTCGTGCTTACTACTTTGAGGATTGCCCTGATGTTAAATTCACTCAGAAGAAATTCAGAGAGAAATATAACGAATCAGTTGAATTACAAGAAACTATTGCTCGTCTTGTTGATGAAGTTATGGTTCAATTCGTTCCACTTCCAGAGAAAATGGGTTCTGAAGGTGAACTTGAATTAGTAGAATGTGTAGATGAAGAAAATGATGTATGGTTAGGCAGTGATGGTAATTACTACACTGGTGAAGGTGAAGAAGTAGAGTACGAAGGTTAATATTTTTAAGGATAATGTCATATTTATATATGATGTTATCCTTTTCATATCATATATAATATATAAAAAACTTGGAGGAATTTATTATGACTACAACAACACAACATGTACAAATTGGAATGGAAGAATTTTTAACTAACACTATCTTACCAGATTTTAATATGGATACTATTAATCCAGAGGAAATTGATATTCGAATCCGTGTTAAAACCCCTGAATTAGCTTTAAAACAAATGGCTAAATCTTTCCAAGCATCAATCAACTCATTCTTTGAGACTCACTTTATTTCTAATAACAATATTGAAAGTCTTAAAACTGCTATTGAAATTGAAAAGATTGCTATTCAAAGTGGTTATATTGTTAAAGGTCATTTATTAAAGAATGGTGAGTTACGACGAATCTATGTCCATGAACCTAATAAAGATGATAAATCTGAAAATACTATCCAAGAACACTTCGGTAAAATCCTAGAATTAGATGTAGTTAAAACACAAACTTATTTATCTACAGGTCAAATGTTAATTGGTTTACGTGGTAATAATTTCAATACTGGTAAATTCATTTATAATAGTCGAACTAATTCATTTGGTATTGTTACAGGATACTACCTATGTAATAGAAGTATTAGAGATCGTTATACATTAAAGCAAGTTAAACTCCAATCAGATAATACTACTGAAATGAAAACTACTGCATGGGATAACAGTGATAATATTGCGGTATTCCCTAATGAAGCTACTATGAAGAGTGTTGTTAAAAGTGTTGTTCAGGATAAAAATGAAGCAGAAAGAATTATTAAAGCTCTAGTAGAGTTTTCTAAATAATTCTTAAGGAGACCTTTAATCAGGTCTTCTTTTTTTAGATTTAAATAGCTTTATAAAGACATATTATAATAGAGTATAGATATAATATATTTTATATAGGTTTTAATTTGGAGGAGATTTTAAATGGAAGATTTAAACAAGATTAATCAGGAAGAGTATCACAATAATCACAAGTTTTTAGCAGAACCACTTTTAGTACCAAATGCAAATAAGACTGACTCAAACCGACTGCAAATGTTTACATCACATATTAGTCAGTGTATTCCATTACAAGGCGCTGAACCACCTTTAGTATTTACTAACTTTGAAGATCAAGTTGGAAAGCATTCAACTGGTTATAAAATGTTAGAAGGTAATTACAAAATTATTGAAAAGATTGTTAAGAATAAGTTCAATTATGATTTAGTTATACTTAATCAAGATACTGGTGAATATGACATGGTATCTCGACATGAACATCATTGGTTAACAGAGCATTATGGATATAAATTCAATAATGAGGTTATTGATGGTCTTAAGAAAGGTCAAGAGATTAGTGGTAAGACAGTTCTTTATAAGAATAATAACTATGATGAAGAAATGAACTTCCAATATGGAGTTAATCTGAATGCAATCTATCTTGCATATGATAATAAAACTTATGAGGATGCTATCCCAATTTCAGAAAGCGCTGGAAAGAAACTATGTTCCCACTCAGTAAAGAAAGTAATGATCTCAGTAAATACCAACGATATTCTTGTGAATGTTTATGGTGATGAAGATAATTACAAGTGTTTCCCTGATATTGGTGAAGAAATTGATGAGCAAATTATCTTATCAAGAAGACGTATTAATTATGAGAAGTTATTATTTGAATTAAAGAATCTATCTGAAATTAGAGAATCCGATGATACGTTCTATTCAAGTGGACAAATTGTAGATATCAATATCTATAATAACCAAAGCTTAGAAGTTCTTGAAGATCAAGATTATAGTAAACAAATCTTGAAATATATTAGAAAGCAAAATGAATATTACAAAGGTATCGTAAGAGCATTAAAGAACATTGTAGAAGGTAAAGAAGAAAATAAAATTTCTCAAAACCTACTATATAACTACAACAGAGCTAAAATGATTCTTGATGAAGGAAATACTTTCACTTATCAAAATAATAAATTCGATAACTATATCATTGAGTTTAGTATTCTAGAAGATGAACCAGTTAAAGAAGGTAGTAAACTTACAGGACGTTATGGTAATAAAGGTATTATCTCTGAAAAAGGTAGTAATGAAGGTTCTGAATATCAAGAATTGAAATTCAAAGTATTACCAGATATTGAGATGCCAGTTATTGCTGAAGGTCCATTTAAAGGTCAAAGAGCTGAGATTGTTCTTAATCCTTTAGGTGTTTATAACCGTATGAATCCTTCTCAGATGATTGAGATGGAAATTAATTTCGTATCAAAATATATCAGAAAGAAAATGGAAGAAGATTTAGATAATGCAGTAGAGATTCTATTGGATTATGTAGGTATGATTAATAAAGAACAAGCACAACATCTAGAAGAATATCTAACACATGCTTCTGATGAAGAGTTCCAAGAAGCAATGATGGGATTCATTAACAATGGTATTCCAATTCATCAAGGTTCATTCTGGAATAATATTGGTATTGATGAGTTTAGAGAGATTTATAAGAAATACGACTTTGTAAAAGAGTTTAAATTCGAAGGTATTCATAATCCAATTATCATGGGTGAAATGTATATCATGCGTCTTAAACATGAAGCGATTAATAAATTCTCTGCTCGTTCAACAGGATTTAATGATCTTAAAGATTTACCATCTAAAGGTAAAGCATATAAAGAATACAAAGATATTCAATCTCGTACTCCAATCCGTTTTGGTAGTATGGAGGTAACAAACGCTGCTTTAGTAGGGGATGGAATTGATCCAATTAAGATTCTAATGGATTCTTATTCAACTAATATTGAAGACAGAACTGCTCTTACTGAAGAAATGGTTACTGGTAATCCGTTTGATATTCAATTTACGCCAACGCAAACAGAGTCTAATAATAGTAAGATCATTAGAGGACTATTCACATCATTAGGTCTTGAACTTGATAAAGGTGAAGACGAAGAAAAATAATTTAATTACACCATTAACTGTTAAATACGGTTAATGGTGTTCTATATAATATATAATTTATTGGAGGAATATACTATGAAAAAAGAATTACAAGATTTCTTATCAAGAGACAATGGAGATTTATTACATGAATTTAGATGGGGTAATAACGGTGCTGAATCATTTAGAGATTTCCTTAATCTTGTAAAAGAGGAAATTGAAATTAAAGAATTAGTTCCTGTTAAAAGTGATGTCGATGATAGTTTAACATTTAGAGAATTATGGAATGAGACTGGTAAAGAAATTGCAAATTATACAGATAGAGAAATGGCTACAGAATTAATGGATCAGAAGATAATTCTACAAGTGGTAGACCAAAATGGTTCAATTGTCAATGGTAATCTAAATTTATTTGTAGGATGGATTGAACAAGGTGGGGTTGTTCTTACAGGAAGATTAACAGATGAACCTCATTATGAAAATAATCGTCAATCTCTTAAAGAAACGCAAGATGAAGTAATTGTAGAACCATCTAAACCTGCAGTAATTACTAGAAAAGATATTGATAATCTTTTAAAAGAATCTAATAAAGAAATTAAAGATCTTGATCGTTTTACATTAACAGTGGCAAAACAAATGGAATTCCCTGATGAGAATGGTGGAGGAATTAATGGTCATATTAGATATAGATTTAAAGGTGAGAAGGAATTAAGATATTTAGAACCTGAGCAAGATTTATTAGAAACTTTTGACACTAAACTTGTTTGGTTTGGTAATACAACATGTAAAGAATTAATTAGATTATTTGAAGAAGATTTATGGAAAGAATTAATGGATTTAGGTGTTGAAGTTTATTGGTCTAATGAATATTATGGTGAAAATATTGATAGTAATCTAGAAATTTTAGACCCTAATGATTTAGATGAAATCTTCTACTTCAGTGAGGATTGGGATACTTGATTTTCCCAATCTCTTACATAATATATAATTTATAAAAGGATGGTAAAAATGGAAGAAATAATAAAAACAGTTATAAATATGAAAACGCTTAAAAATAAAGAACACTTAGATAAAAGTAAGGTTGAAGATATTGAAGAGGTTTTATTATTTGTAGCGAAACAAATGGCATTCCCTGACGAAGATCCTAAAGAGGGTGGCGGTGTTACAGGTTATATTGATATAATTCTTAAGGATGGTACTCACATTGATTACTTCTATAGATCATTTCAAGTTGTAGATCATTTTAATGCAAAACAAGTCTGGTTTGGTACAGCAACATTTAAAGAAATTAGAGGATTATTTGAAGAAGATTTATGGAATATACTAAAAGAAAATGATGCTAAAATTTATTGGAATAGTACTGGATATTTTGATTATAATACAGATGATGATAAAGAATTTAATTTTGATGAAGATTGGGATACTTAATTCTCAATTTCCTATATAATATATAATTTATAAAAAACTAACTTAAAAAGGGTGACTGACATGTTTGGAAAACAAAGCTATGGTAATGAATATTTGAGAGATATGAAAGAACTTAAAGAAGAAATGGAAAACCGTTTAATCACTAAATCTAGTATTGCATCAAGAAGAGGAGTTTCTTCAATTGCAGTACTTCATGACAGATTACGTAGAGGTATAATTTCATTAAACTTTACTGCAAATATTCCTGAAGGTGAAACATCTGTTTATGACTATATCGATAGCGCAATTGAGTTAAAAAGATTTAGTGCAATAGAAAAATCTATTGACACAAGAACTGATAACTTCACTATGACAGTGGAAAACCTATTAGAATATTTTAATGAAAATACAATCTTAATAGATTCTCGTATTAATAGCGGTCATATTAAATTAATATGTGAAATATTTGAAAGACATTATGATGCTAAATTTGATTATTCTATGGATACTAATTTTGAAGTAAAAGTATTTAAAGAAGGAAGTAACCAATAATGCATTTAACAGTAGATGAAATTAATAAATACTTTAAAAAAGATGAAGAAGTTCCAACTATTCTTATATTAGTAAATAATGGTAAAATGTTAAATGATGAAATTAAATCACTATTAGCTTTATCTGATTGCGGTTATCGACATGTAATCCAAAGCGAGGGTAACTTCTCTTGTATGATGTGTACCCATGATATTGAAATTAATGAAAAAGATGAGGATATTATTCGTTCCGCATTCTTTGGAGATATAGTCGAATTAGATGAAAATAGAAAGGTTCTAGTTTATCATCATGAATTAGGGGATAAACTTAATGAGAATCTAATATGAGGGGAATCATTATGAAAAAGATCTTAGCTAGTATATTAACGACATCATTAATTGTAGGATGTTCAACAACTGTAAAAAGTGAAGAGGAAGTATCATACTATAGTTCAATAAAACCTATTAATGATTACTATTATGTAGATAAAAGATCAGGATGTTTAATTGGTAGTTTTACTGGAAGAGCTGATTCAGGCATTGTTAATATATTTGGTCCAGATGGTAAACCTGTTGGATGTGATAAAGCAGGTGGAATGTCAATAGATGAATATTTTAAATTAAAGAGTTATTAAGGAGAATATATAATGAAGAAATTATTTACTATGTTCCTCACAAGTACTTTATTATTAAGTGCTTGTGGGGGAGATGATTCTGAAGAAAAACATGCTTTTAAAGTAATATCAAATGAGAATATTGGAAATTATACAATTCAAGAGTTAGAACAGATTGATTCAACTTGTAGATATATTAGAACTAGTGATAAAGGTATTACACCTAGTTTAGTACAACCAGAAACTTGTAAAATTAATTTATACAAACATCAATAATAATTAAACAAAGGGAGAGAATATATTATGTATAATCCGAGATCAAGTAGACAATCACAAAAGAAAATATCAGGTAAAAAAGATAGAGCTATTGAACCAAGTGGAAATTTCCTTAAAGTATTAAAGAGTAAAAATGGTTATATAGTAGATTTAAGCAATTATAGTTTATATCCATCATCTAATACTTATTACAAAATAAATGGAAATATTATTAGAGAAGAGGGTAAATATACATTAGATTTAGAACCTAAACCAGTTATTGAATTATGGGAGGTTACAAAGGCAAAATCTTTAATGAGATTAACTGATGAAATCACAATGGATGTTGAGACTTATGATGAAAGATTTGAGTATCTAAAGTCAAAACTTAAATATGATGGAGAAGTATCATATATGGATTCAGATGAGGAATTCTTAGAGTATAGAAAGCTTCTTAGATATAAACCTGAGTTTACTAAAGTTCATGTAAAAGTTTCTGATATCGAAATTGAAATTGTAAATATGATTGAAAGCCCTAATGAATATATTAAACCTATGAGACATTTAGGGAATAGTATTATGAGTATGAAAGCTTCTTATGCTAGACGTACACATATTTTAGCACTATTTAAAGAACTATTCGAAGCTAAAGGGTATTACAATTCAGATGAGCCTGGTACTAAAAAGACTAAGGATCAACCTTCTTATAAAATTTATAGTTATAGTTCTAATAATGAAATTAGCGTATATGCTAATGGTGGACAAATGTATAAGAGTAATGTAATGAGTTACTTCCAAGATGAGTATGATGTAGTAATGAAGAAATTTGAAGATGATAGAACAGAGATTGAAAGCATAATAAACGCGCATGTTCGTAAGAATAGAAAAATCCCTAATGCTGTTGAATTCCTTATTGATTTAAAGAATATTAAGAGAGATTTAGTTGAGTTTGAATCAGATCCTCGTAATCCAACATGTTCTGTAGTATCTTGTGGATTAGATGAATTAATTGAAAAAGTAGAGAAAATCTTGGAGGATTAAAATGTCTTTAATTAGAAAGATAGAATATTTAGATATTGATACTCTTAAAGGTGATATGAAAACAATTGTAAGTTATATTCTTGAAAAACACCTATTCAAATGGAATTTACTCTTATAGATAGATTTACATTAGAAGTAGATATTAGAAATGATTTAATACTTACTGTAAGAGTATTTGAAAATGGAAGACTTCATAGATGGTATATTTGTGACAGAGATATAATGGATATAGATGAAACAAATGTATATCAAACTGTTGATGATTTTAAGAGGTTCTTTGATGATTATTCAGAGAACCTTGACAATATGTATAATTTATTACAAAGACATGGACTATATGGAGGAATTTAATTATGAGATTTGTATGTGCTGATAGTAATATGGAACTTAATGTGGTATTGAGAGAAGATGTAATACTTGAAAAAGGTATGACATTCACTGATGTCGCTGGTGTTACAAGCAAAGTTGTAAGAATAGAAGATGATATTTGTTATATAAGACCTCTAATGGAAGCTACAAAATTTGAAGGGAATGACAAACCAATGAAATTTATAAATTATCATACTGAATTAGAAATGGATATCTATTTAAAACCTAATACACTGATTGAAATTGAAGAAAACTTTACTGATATGTCTGGAATGACATATGTTGTTAAGAAAATAATTGATGACAAATGTTATATTTCTCCAGTATTAAATCTAAATTCATTCAGAATTGTTAAGGTATTTGATTTGAATAGTAATTTACCAATTGAGATTAATAGTAGTGGCGCTTTAGTTGAATTAGCACACATCCAACCCCTTGAAACATTTAAAGATGGCAGTTTTAGATACAAAGTAAACCATATATCAATCCAAGATGGAGTAAGATGTATCTATGCAGAAGTTCTTCCAGCTACACCAGTTGCTAAGGATTTAGATAATTTACAAGAAACAGTAACTACTCAAATTAAAAAGGAGTCTAAAGGAAGAGCAGAATCTTTAAGAGAGGAAATAGAATCAACACAAAAGAAATTAGAACGTCTTAAGTTTGAATTAGAGCAAGCAGAAGTCTTTGAAAACTTTGATGCTAATGGTTTATGGAAAGTTAAATCAAATACATTTAGAGATAAGTTCTTTGAAGGAAATATTTTAGACATTGCTCGACATTTGAGAGAGAATGTATTCCATATGGATGATTCTCTTATTGAATTTGAAAAAGTTGATTTTGTAAAGGTCGGTAAGGACAATACTTATACAGATGAAAAATCAATAAAAATTATTGTAGGTTATGATAAAGAGAAAAATACATTCGTTAGCGGTAATGATAAAATGATAGAAGTATTAGAAGAATATAATACCGATGAGTCATTTAGATTTGTTGATTATGGAAAACCTATAATAAAAGTTTCATGGGGAAAAGAAAATAAAAACAATAAAAAACAAGGAGATAAATTAGAATATGTAAGTAAGGAAGATGTTGAAGAAAGAATAAAGGCTGGTAAAAAAGCCAATGACTCTGAAGATGTAAACTTCTAAACTATTTATTATACTACATATGAAGGAGAGGAAATAAATGTCGGTACAAGATGAAATTAAAGTATTGGAAGAAGAAATAAGGAATGCTGAACTTGCTACATCTGAGAAAAAAGATTTACTAGCTAGTAAAAAACAGAGATTATTAGTAGATGAAATACTTGCTGAAAGTCATTTTAATATGGAAGGTAGCTTTGCAGTATATACAGCTTCACCTTATAAGACAAGTGAATTTCTAGGAAATCATACTGGAAAGATACTTGATATTGCAAGAGTATTAGGTAAAATTCCTAATACTAAAGAATTACGTTTCATACCTTTAACGGAAAAAGAAAATATAGATTCTAATATTAAAAATAAAGTTAAAATAGAAATAACTCATCATCTTAAATTAACTGAACAAGCTTCTGCAGTGTATCATTCTCTTAAAGATAATGAAAAGGTATCTGTTGATAATGTTAGAAAAGAAATAACATTTGAATGGGTAGATAATAAAGAATACATTTATCCAGAAGATGAAAAATTAACTATTTATGCAGTAAAGTAATATAAAGTGAGGGATTCATTATGGCTGACGTTAAATATGAAATTGTACAGAAATTAAAAGTATTATCAGAAGGAAGAAATGGTTGGACTAAAGAGGTAAACATTGTTAAATGGGGTAATGGTAAACCTAAACTAGATATCCGTTTATGGAATCATGATGAAGATAAAATTGGTAAAGGTGTAAGTCTTGATTATGATGAAAAAGAATTCTTATTAGATACTATTGATGGACTTGACTTTTAATTAATAAATAAAGGAGTGAGATTATTATCTTACTTCTTTATTTTTTTTTTTATTTAATTTTAGATCCAACATATTTATGAAAATGAAAATAAATATATATCATAATTCTGTATTTATAATATATAATGTATAAAGGAGTTTTTATTATGACAAATATGGATTTTAAATTAGCTAAGACAATATTGGAGAAGAAGAAATTAACCAAGAAAGATATTGAAGGAGTTAAAGGTTTCTTAGAATTTTGTTCACATCACTATTACAATACTGATTCTCTAGTTATATCTGATACAGATTACGATACTCTATATAATATGTATAAATTAAAAACTGGTGATATTATTGTTGGAGCTGAACCTGATTTAAATAAAGGTACTGCTTCTGTTGCACATAGTTATGAAGAACTTGTAGGAACACTACATAAGTGTCAGAATATTGGTGATTTAAGAGAATGGTTATCTAAAATTATTAATAAATATGGAACTATTACTATTTGTATTACTCTTAAATTTGATGGCAATAGTGTTGTAATTGAATATAATAATGGTAACGCTAAGCAAGCTCTTACTCGTGGTAAGAATGGTAAAGGTGTTGATTTAACATACATCTTTAAAGATCATAAGATTAAAAGTAAAGAAAACGTTGGTATTAAATATGAAGTAGTAGTAAGCTTTGAAGATTTTAAGAAATTAATTGATGATACTGGAATTGCTTATGTTAATCCTCGTTCCCTAATATCAGGTCTTTTAGGTAAAAATGAAGCTTATGACTTTGTTAAATACATGACTCTAGTTCCATTATGGGTTAAACATGAAGACGGTGTTATGGAAAAAGAAGAACAGCTAGAGTTTATTGAGGAGAACTTCGGTGAAGAGTCTGCTTTATTTGAACATGCTTTAATTGTTACAGCAGATAATATTGATGATGCTATGGAAGAAATTGAAGCTTTCTACAACAATATTATTGATATGCGTCAGGATTTAAATTTCATGATTGATGGTCTAGTAATTGATGTTATGGAAGAGGATATTAAAGATGAGTTAGGATCAGTTCAAAATGAACCTAAATGGGCTACTGCATTAAAGTTCCCTTATCTACAAGAAACTACTCAAGTAGAACGTATGGACTTTACAATGGGTGATACAGGTATTATTACTCCTAGAGTATGGTTTAAACCTGTTAAATTCTTTAACTCTACACATCAAAAGCAATCATTAAATAATTATAAACGATTCAAAGAACTTGGATTAGGTGTAGGTAGTGATATTCTTGTATCATACTCTAATGATTGTTTAACATATGTTGAACGATTAGATAATGAAAAGAATAAGAATATTGAACCAATTAAATTCCCTGATAAGTGTCCTGTATGTAATCATTCTATTGAAATCAATGAGAATGAAACATTTGCTTATTGTGTTAATAATGAATGTAATGGTAAAGTAGTTGGTAGAATACAGAACTATCTAGTTAAAATGGATATCAAAGGTATTAAAGAGGCTACTATTCAAAGATTAAAGGATGCAGGATTAATTAAACATATTGAAGATCTTTATACAATTGATTATGAAGAAGTATCTAATGTAGAAGGTCTAGGTAAGACTATTGCTAAAAATATGAAGAAAGCTTTAGATTCTAAAGTACCTTATGATTATGAGATTCTAGGTTCTCTAGGTATTGAAAATATCTCTCTAGATACTGCTAAATTAATCTGTACTGAATTTAGTTTAATGGAAGTATTAGAAATGCATAGAGGTAAAGAATTATTCAATAAAATCGTAGCTATGAAAGGTTTCTCAGAAATCATGGCTAATCATTTAATTAAGGGATTAGAATCTAATAGCGAGACAATACTATTCTTAATGGAACAACTTAGCTTTAAAGAGTATAAATCAGAATTATCTCAGAACCAAGATGATGTAGTATACAATATCGTATTTACTGGATTCAGAGATAAAGATGTTAAGAAGAACTTAGAGTTAAGAGGTCATAAAATTAGCTCTGGTGTTTCTAAGAAAACTGATTTAGTTGTAGCTTCTAATCCTTCTGAAGGTGGTTCTAAATTGAATAAAGCTAGAGAATTAGGAATTGAAATTCTTTCAGTTCAAGACTTTAAAGACCGCTTCAGTGTTTAATTTAATTAAAAGTAAAGTGTACTATTAAGTATGCTTTACTTTTTTTTGTCTATTTTTATAACAATTTAATATTCATTATATCATATTTTAAGGAGGGATATATGTGAATATTTTAGGTACTAGTCAAATAAGTGCTGAAAGACTAACAGAATATGTTAGACGTAACAATCCTTCCTTTGATGGGGAAATTGCAAAAGCCTTCATTGAAGTCGGTTCTGTTTATGGAATCCGTGGCGATTTAGCTATGTGTCAATCTATCGTTGAGACTGATTGGTTTAGATTCGGTAATGGAACAGCAGTTACACCAGACCAACATAACTATTGCGGTTTAGGTGTATTGACTAAAGGAATGAAAGGTCATTCGTTTCCAACTATCAAAGATGGTGTAAGAGCACAATTACAACATTTATATGCTTATGCTTCTACAAAACCATTACCATCTGGTGAACAATTAATTGATCCTCGTTTTACTTATGTAGAAAGAGGTATTGCACCTACATGGAATGATTTAGGTGGAAGATGGGCGGCAGATAAAAAGTATGGTGACATCATTAATGGTGTTTATCAGCCTTTAGTATCTTCTGAAAACATTGATAAAGGAGTTGTAACAAAAATGGCTAAAGTAGTTATTGATGCAGGACATGGTGGAAAAGATAGCGGTTGTGTATCTCCTGACCAAACAATGATGGAGAAAAATATCGTACTTGCTATTGCTCTTAAAATGAGAGACATTCTTGTAGCAGAATATCCTGGTATTGAAGTTAAATTAATTCGTGATAATGACGTATTCTATGAATTAAGTCAACGTGCTCGTATTGCTAATGCATGGGGTGCAGATATCTTTATCAGTATCCACTGTAATGGTGGTGGTGGTTTTGGTTTCGAAAGCTACCGTATGAAAGGTCAAAGCGATGCTAAAACAATGAAACTTCAAGGATGCATGCATGATGCTTTAATGGAGTTCTACGGTAAATCTAACCGTAAAGATCGTGGACAAAGAGATGCTAACTATGCTGTATTACGTGAAACTAATATGACAGCATGCTTAACTGAAAACTTATTCATGGATGATCCAAATAACGAAATTAAGAAATTCCAAGATCCTAACTATGTGTATGGCGTTGCTAATGCACATGCTGTTGGTGTAGCTAGATACTTCGGTATTGCTTCTAATGGCAACAAACCTAATGTATCAGTTCCTTCTAATGGTGAAGAAATCGGTACTTTAACTGTAACTGGTGATAATGTTCGTATCCGTTCTGGTGCTGGAACTAATTATGACGTAGCAGGTAAATTAGGTAATTCTGCAACTCGTAAAGTATTTGCAGAAGTAAATGGTTGGTTAAAAATTAATGAAGGATTCGTATTCTACGATTCTAGTTATATTCGTTTTGACCGTAAACCTAAACCTACTCCAAAACCTGAAGGTGGTTCTGGTGAAACATTCTTACGTGTAATTGCAGGTTCTTATACTGATCGTGATAATGCTAACGAAACTATCCGTCAATTAAAATCTTACGGAATCGATGCATTCTTAGTACCATTTGAAAAAGATGGAACTAACTATTTACGAGTAGTAGCAGGCTCTTATAAAGAACGTGCAAATGCTGAAGAAATGGTGAGAGAATTAGCTAGTCACGGAATTCAAGGATTCTTAGTAGCTTTCACTAAATAATTAAAAAAGTCTAATAGATGGTATTTTTATACCATCTATTAGACAAAATTTATTATAAATATATATTATTTATTTGAGGGTATGTATTTAATTTATAGAGAGAAGTTTTATTTTTTTACATGCCGTTTATCATATATAATATAAATTTATAATAAAAAAGAGTGTGGGAGGAATATTAATGAATCTTAATTTTGAAAGTATTTTGGTCGTTGTGGCACTTTTTGCGGTAGTTACTGTTTTTAATTGGATTATAACTAATAAAAAGATTAAAGATAACTTCTATAAGTTTAATACAGGTGAGGAAAAGCCAAGAAGCTTTAAAAACCAGACTAAGAAATTAGTTGAAGATTGTGTTGAATATGTATTAGAAGACCGTATTAAAGTGCTAAAGAAAGAAAATGTAACACAACGACAAGATATTTCAGAATTAAAGATAGAAAAAGAGAATTTATTTGATCAATTAACGACTGTTAATAAGTCTTTATCATATATAAAAAAGAGTAATGATAGTTTATCTGAAAAGGTTGATACCTTGCAGAGTGAAAATAGAGGATTTAAAATTAAGATAAAAGTATTAGAAGGTACTATGAAGACTCTAACACGAGAAAATAAAACCCTCATGGAAGAATTAGGCGAAATAAAACAACTTGTAACTGGTGTTCTTGATAAGAATAATAATCTTGAGACTGAGAACCAACAACTTAGAGAAACTAACACGAAAGTCATCAGCTTAAATAAAGAGCTTAAATCCGAGGTTGGCGAATTAAGAAGCGCTTTGAATAAAGCTAATATAAATTAATATAAAAAAGTCTAAAGACTGCTCTATAATAGAACAATCTTTAGACTACGTGCAATATATAACTTGGAGGATTATTACCACAACTAATAAATTGTTTAATTTAGAAATAGCAGTTTATTCCACTTTCCAAAATTTTTATATAATAAAAGGCGCACAGGAGATTTTTATATAGATATATGGACTTTTTAAAATAGATAGAATATACAAATTTGTGTATTAATTTTGGTGTAAGATTAATAAACAAAACAAGAGATATAGAAATACCTCCTTTTTTTTTTATTGCGATTTTAAATATATATTATTTATTTGAAAGAGCAAATTAATTAGGAGGTATTAACCAATGTTAAGAGAATTTTTAAATGCACTAAGAAAAGAAGATGTGGACTTTAATGTAAGAGTTAAGACAATGCAAGCAACTGTTAATGGTGATGGCATTGGAGTAATGATTAGAAATCCAGATGATGTGGAGGCTGAAAATAACGTTATTGAAAGTAAAGAAGAAGTAAAGAAACTTAAATAACAGCTATTATCACCCCACATTATAATTTATAAGAGACTACCTTGTATTATTGAGGTAGTCTGATTATTATTTATTTAGGGGGTATATCATTGGGTAAAATGTTTTTAAAAGAAAATCAATTGATTAATGTAAGTTCAGGTTATGTATTAAATGCTACATTTATTAATTTTAATTCCTTACCTGATTACATAAAAGAAGAATATTATAGAGAATCCGTTGGATTTACATTCTATTCCAAAGGAATTTTAAAGCATATACACAAGGCAATAAATCCTAAATGGATCAAGTTTAAGGTTTCAGGGGAAAGTAAATACAATTATCTACCTAGATCAGTCTTCTTAAAGAGTATTACATTTAAGTAATTGATTGAAAACTTTTACTATCATTATTTTATTTATATAATATAATTTATAAGAACAAATAGTTAAAAGGGTTTCAAGGAGGAGTTTAACGTGTTAGCAGTATTATCAAGTGAATTAAACAAAGCTTATGAGGTAACTGAAAAGATTCTAGTAGGTATTAATACCATTAGGAAGAGTGGACAAACGAATATGGCTGATATTGTAACTGTACAATATTTAGCTGATAAGATGAATAACTATAGTTTAGTTATCTGGCTACATGAACATAAGCACCATTATACAAACGTTCTAGAAGAGGTTGATTGGGATCAAGTGGAAGTGAATGATGACTGTTTATATATGATTTCAAGAATTTAGCGAGTAAAGGAAGTACTACCAAAATTAATTGGTAGTACTTCTTTTTTTTTTATTCGTTTGATTGACAGGAAACGAAAATTAAATAATTTGACTTGTTCACTTCTTTTGTATTGTAAAAAAGTAAAAAGAATAGAAATCATACATCACAACATTCGAGCTTATAGACTGGGTAGATACTTATAAGTTCAAAAAAGAAAAATAATGGCTGTACCGTCGGTTAGCACAAAAAGCATTAAACATGCTTCATTAAGTATTAAGTTATCAAAGGTTTTTATATGTATAAAAAATTAACCCGTAAAACTACTATTATACAATATCTTTAGGGGAGACTAAAAATAGACTTCATTAAGTATCTAAGAATTTATTATTATATTCAATATGTATTATTGACTCATTTACATAGATTCCTTAATGACATTCTTTTACTGTATATCAATGTTTAAAGTCCAAGGGACTAACTTAATTGTTTGTGTATTAGGTGGTATTGATATACGTCTGTAAAACTGTATAATATTAATAATTTAGATTAATCTTTTAATACCCAAAATAATAGGTTTGAAGAGGGATGACTAGTCCCTCTCCTGTGTCTTTAGTAACTTGGAGGTAACTAAAACTAACACGTTTAACTGCAAATCCCCGAAAGAGTATCATGGTTGACCAAGACAGGACTCGAACCCATATATAGTTCCTAAGAACTATGTTTTACCATCATTAAACTACTTAGCCATGTTCGAAGGGAAAATTAATTCCCTTCAATCGTCCGATTTACACAAAATTATTCCACTGGAAGGGTGGAAAAGGAATTACCAAACTGGTTCAGGATTTGGCTGTACCTTAGAATTCTTCAATATACCTTTAAAAGACCTGTTGTTCTATGAAAGAGGTATACACCAGATTACCGGTAGTCCCATTGAGATTCGAACTCAAGACAGTATATTACTATACTAGCTTTACCAATTAAGTTATAGGACTAGGGGTGAAGAGTATTTCCAAGTCATACTCTTCGAATTTCTTACATGAGAATTTGGGTTTCACATTATGACAAAAGTATAAAACAAAAGTAGTAAATTACCACGATTATATTTTTGTTCTTTTCCAAAAATATGTTTTTAAAATTAAAAAAATGAAAGTGGTTTTAGAAGGTCTTTATAGGATTCGAACCTATTACTTAATCTATACATGATTATGTTTTAACCAATTAAACTATCAGACCATAATATAAAAAGAAGGATTATATTTCAAATCCTTCTTTGATCATTAATTACTTATTAAGTTCAGCCTTGAATTTAGGGAAGAACTTCATAGAGATACGACGAGAAGCCGCTACTGGTACATCTGCACCTGTATGTGGGTTACGTCCTGTATAAGCATCACGACGTTTAACTGTCATTGTACCGATACCAGGAAGTGTAGCTTTTGTTTCTTCATCAGCATTTAATTCTTCTTTAAGAATATCTGCTAAGTGATTGTAGAAACCTTCAGCTTCTTTCTTTTTCATTCCTGTACGTTCTGCTAATTCGTTAAATAATTGATCTTGAGTCATTTTAAATAACTTCCTTTCTAAAGTAAAATTTAATATAAAGTAAATTGATTATAAATTTGTTTTATATCTCAAGGTAATTTTTTTATCCTTAAAAAAACCTTTCTGAGATATGAGAAAATATGAATTATATTTATGTTATATTTTCAAAAGTGAATTTTTAACTTTTTGAAAATTATAATACATTAAATATAAATTTAGAACTTGAGATTTAATAAAATCAATAAAATAATCTGAATTACATGTAAGAATTGATCTAATAATAGACCTTCTTTTAATGGATCTAATTTTGAATATATACATAATTTATTAGCTTTAGCATAATCCAATATTGCATGAACTAAGAATAAGAATATTACATCAAGAATATCAATATCGTATCCAATATATGAAGCTGTAATAGCAATAACTCCTGTCCATATACCTGCATGTGCAAACAATGCCATTGGATTCTTACCTTTGTTTAATGCTAAGAAATCACCTTGTAATGGATAATCAGCTAATAAGTGAGCAAATAATAGTATTAAGAAATCCATAATCATATTATTCAATCCCCCTTTATATAATTATTTAATTAATTATTTTATTTTTTCTTATACAATAATTATTAAAACCAAAATTATCATATCAAATATTATAATTTTATTTAAGAATAAAAACCTTATGTAACAAAAATAATATTGGGAAAATAATATCATAATACAAGAATGATTATAATATTTATAAAACCATTAAAAATGTTATAATATAGTATATAAATATATATTATAATTATGGGTATTATGAGTTATTTATATTTATAATTTATTTTAAGGAGTTGTTATATAATGCCTTATGTTGGTTTTAGTTATGTAAAACTAATTAGATCAGAAGTTAGATTTAATCAAGATGTAGTAAAGAGAAGAATTCGTGCTTTAAAGGATTCTTTAGAGGAATCAAAAGAAAAAGAAAGTGTTATGAATAAAATGGAAAATAATATCATAACGGAAATATCCTTCTATGAAAGAGAGTTAGAAATTTTAGAAAAGGTCGAAAAACTATTAGAAGGAGAAATTCAATATGTTTAGTTACATTGATCATGCAGTAGCGGAGATTATTTTTACAAGAACATTAGCAAAGAATAAGATATCTAATTTACAGGAGAAATTGGATACTGATGAGAGTTTAACAGAATCTAGAAGAAATGAAATTAAAGAAGAAATTGCATTCTATACTGAAGAAGTAAATCGTCTAAAGAAAGCAATCAACAGTATATCAATATAATTTATAATGAAAGCAACGGAGGGAATATACTATGTCAGTAGCAAAATTTATAAAATCATACCAATTAAGCAATCCAGAGAAATTTAATGAGGATCTTATTAATCTAAAGAAGAATGAAGACATTACAATGTATATTAGTGATGTATGTAAGTCATTAGAGATTATTGAATATATTGAGTTCTTAGGTTGTGAGTATCAAGAGATGAATAAAGTTTACAAGAATACTTCAGCTTCTAAAGAGATTGATATAGAAGAAAGTAGATTAGTTAATCTTGTAATGAGATTCAGAATTTCCAAAGATGGTGAGGAAGAAATTATTGAAAAGAAATTATTCTTCCCAGAATTAATTGATGGACAATACTTCATTATCAATGGAAATAGATTCTTCCCAGTGTTCCAATTAGTTGACTCAGGAACATACAAAACTTCTAAGGCTGTAACAATAAAAACTATTTTAATGCCTATTAGTGCTAGGGAAGATAAGAAAGGAAAGTTTGAAGATATGGATGGTAATTCATATACTTCTAAGATACTTAACTTAAATACATTCAAAGGAAAGCTAAACTTATTCTTATATTATTATGCTAAGTTTGGTTTTGATAAATCTCTTAATTACTTCGGCTTAGACCAATATATTTCTGTAACTGAAGAAAAAGATGAAGACTCTGACATAACATTCTCTATTAATAAGAACCTATTTATAAATGTATTTGATAGCGAAACTTTAGACGATCCTAATACTAGAATTTTAATATTTACCTTTATGAAAAGCTTACCACAAAGAATTAATAATAAGAAAATCCAAGACCATGAGTATTGGATTAAGAAGTTAGGTTCTAACTTTACTAAGAATAATTCAAATCAACATCAAAAAGGTTTATCTATATTAGCTTCATTTGAAAGATTATTAGATGAAACTACAAAGAGATACCTAAGAATATCCAATAAAGATAAAAGCGATATTTATAGTATTGTAAGATGGATGGCTAGTAACTATTCAATTCTATATAAACAAGATAACATGGACTTAGCTAATAAACGATTACGTTTATATGAGTACCTAATTTATCCATTAGTTATGAAATTCTCAACTAGTATTTATCGTATTCAAAACTCAAGAAATGTTACTATGCAACAGCTAAAATCAATGTTTAATATACAGCAAGGATTCTTAGTAAAAGCATTAGTATCAAATGAACTTATCCGATATTCAAACGCTGTTAATAGTATAGATTTATTTACAAGTATTCTTAAAGGAACAATGTCTGGACCACAAAGTCAAATGAGTGGAGGTAATACAATTAATGTACGCTATAGAGGTATTCATTCATCTTATTTAGGAAGATTCGACTTATGTGCAACAGCCGCTTCAGATCCTGGTGTTTCATTTACCCTTACACCGTTCTGTGATATTTATGAAAACATGCACTTTACAAAAGAACCGTCATATGCGGAATTTATAGACTTAGAAGATACCATTGAGGAGGAAGATTTGACATGAAAGTAAACGTATTGATTCTTGAAACAAAATCTAATAGCTTTTTATTTCCTAAGAAAGAGACATTTGAGTTATATTACAATGTAGAGGAAAATCGTTTATACTATAAAGATAAATCTAAGGAACAACCAACGAAGAGAGACTTAATTGGATCTCTTCAAATATTTAAGGATGTTAAGAAACGTGCATTAGATTTTAATTTTGATATTAAAGTAGCCCATGACGATGTTATTAATTTTGCGAATAGAATCATCGGTATGGGATATAATCAAGTAGTTTATGGGACAGTTAAAAAGAGTTCAGATGAGCTATTTGATGTGTTACATTCCATTACTGGAAAACGTTATATGGAGAATAATATTAGTAGAGAAAAGATTTCTACTAATACAATGAGACCATTATTACTTGAAGAGAAATAAATAAAAGCATATACATTACCTTAATTGGTAGTGTATATGCTTTCTTATTATATTACGAAAATTTTTTTCCTATGTGGATTCTTAATTACTGAACTTTTAAATGTTTCTATTAATTCTTCCTTTTTATCAGAAGCGTTTTGTAAATCATCTATAAATAGTTCAATATCACCGTAGGTAGTTCTTAGATTAGCAAATCTATGACGAATTTGATATAATGCTTCCTGAGTATCAAGTAATGCTAGTTTTAAGAACTGATCTTGAAGATTTACTGGTATAGTACCGAAATGTTCAGGATGAACACAATTCAGTATAATCGTTAAACTATTAACATCAGTTCCACTAGGCATGATTTCAACTTTATTAGGATATATAAAACGATGAGTAATTGGATTCTGTACCATTGATTGGATATCAGCCATTAATTGACTTCCAATTGGATCTTCATAATTCGAAGAGATTCTAGGAATAAGTCTACCATTATCAATAGCAGTATTATAACCACCATTACTAATTATACGGTTAACATTTATTATTTCGAATTCACTCTTAATATAATAAAGACCTCTCTCACCTTCAATACCATCTTCACGAGTTAATTTAATTTTCTCTTGGAATGGGAAGTATTTACTAAATACAGGAAGAGTTTCATCCCTTATATTATCCATCATTTCTTCAGCATCTAATTCTAATTCATTAAACTTAAAACCTAATTTTTTTTCTACGTTCCGAAGAACTTTAGTTGGTGATAACAATATAATCCCTCCTTTATATTAGAAGAGTCTCATATACTCGTCTAATTCAGTAGATACGAAGTCTTCTAATTTAACTTTAAGGATGTCTCCACCTTCACGAATACTTAACATTTTGTCTTTAGCTACAAATAAATTAGAACCGTCTTTTTTAATTTCAAATCCAGCCGCTTCTGCAAGCTCTTGAACGTTCTTACTAGATTCAGCAATATAAGAGAATAACTCATTCATATTAGCAGGGGTAATTTTACCTTCTGTTAAAATTTTCTCATTTACTTGAGCACTTTCTTGGATGATTTTCTCCATATAAGCATTAGCATGAGAGGGGAATACTACCCAGTCATAACAGATGATCATAAGCGGTCCTTCAATTAAAGTAATGTCTCCACGACGTTTTGCCGCTCCACCAATACCACGCATAGAGAAAGATACTTCTGAACCTTGACGAATAAGACCTTGGAAGTCTTTACCGCAAGCAGTGTTAGCACTTTCTACCATACCTTTAACTAAATTACCTTCAAATTTAAGGTCTGTAATAATATGAGAAATACGTGTTTGATCAATATAAGTTTGACGTCTAAGGTCAGCATCATGGTCATCAGAAGCTAATGGATGTCCTGCTTCTCCATAGAAAGTCTTTCTTTTTAATTTCTCTTGGATTTGTGGAGTTTTTAATGCTCCAAATAATCCACCTCGATCATAACGACGTTTATTGCGGTTATCCGCTTCTGCTTCTTGAAGAATAGTTTCTACTACTGTTACATCTGCTTTATCTGAAACAATTTTAGGTTTAGCTGAATATGCTGATTCAGTGATAATAAAACCATCTAATTTTTCCATAAAATATCATTCCTTTCAAGATATTTAATACAATTATTTATATTAGAATGTTTAACAATTTATTATAAGAATATATGAAAGCGGTGATAATATGAAGACTTTTTTTCTAGATGAAGACGTTTTCGAGGAATATAGTCTTAATGTATTTTTGGAAGCCGAGAAAGTTAAAAAGGAACTAGAAAAAGATTCTACTAAAGATGGTAAGAAAGTAAAGGTTGACCCTAAGGTGGCTAAAGAGAAAGGTAAGAAGGTACTGGATTTAATTAAATCTATCTATACTATGAAAGAAGATGAATTACTGAAAACTTCTACTATAAGTCGCCTTATTAAAGTTACAGTAAGAGCTTCATTAATATATGGAGTATTCTTGATTAATCCTTTAGCTGGAGTTATTACTTATTATACTGACCGTTATCTTAAACAGAAGGTATCAGCAGAGCAGAGAACTAAGCTTTTAAAAGTATACACTGATAAGTTAGAGTTTGTTAAACATCAGTTAGAAAAGGTAGAAGATGATAAAGAAAGATACAAACTTATTAAAATACGTTCAACTTTAGAAGCTAATATTAAAAAGATTAAAGTTTATAAATCTGAAGAAAAAGATGAACAGCATGAATAGGAGGTTAGATAATGAATTACTTTGAGACACTTCTTTTAGAAGCTGATAACGAAACTACTTCTGACGATATTCATGATAAAATGGATGAGGTTGAAAGTGATGTTGAAGACATTTCAGATGATGGTAAAGACAATGATTCAAACGAACAGCATACAGGTAATGATGAAGGTGACGAATCTTCTGATGATGATTCAAATGGTCTTGATACTGGTGGAGATGATACTGAAACTTCTTCAGGAGATGGAGAAGAAACTGGTGATGGTACTGATGGAGATACTAACACTCAAATGACACCAGATGATGTTGATAAGCCTGAAATAGCTAGAAAGCTTATGTTCTTTGATGATTATTCTAGATTATCTGAGTTATGTAATAATTTTATTGATCAAGTAAATCTTCATAAGCAATATATAGAATATGATGATATTCCAGATGATGAACAAATGAAAGTTATCAATTATATATTGGAAAATGTATCCGATATTAAGTCTAAGATTGATTATATTTTAACTAAAGAAATTAAGAATATTGATAACTCGAAGCTAGAAATTATATTCGATGCATTCAAGCAAAAATTCGATATTTTGATTCAATCGTTTAAACAAATAAATAAGCAAGAGTGAATATATAGTTTTTATGATTAATTTTTTTAAACAAAAAATTATATATTTTCTATAGTTTATTTCATAACAAAATAATTAATAATAATTTTATGAAGGAGAGTAGTTAAATTATGGTTGTACAATACAAACAAACATTAACTAAGTCAGTAAATGATGAATTCAGTACTGTGCTTAAAGAAGCTAATGATTTCTTCAAACAGAAGTATCAAGTAAATATTCTTGGTGAAGGTATTAAAGAGGTTATCTCTAATAGCTCACAATACAACTCTTATGTAGATTACTTTACAGAAGATTTAGATGCAACTGATCAAGAGACAGTTCGTGTTCTAATGGAAAACGCTCGTATGAATATTATCCGTGAGTCGAATTTAGGCGGAATCGCTCCTATTTCTTCTTTCACTGTACCAATTATTCGTAAAATGTGGGCAAAAATTGCTCTTAAATATGCAATTCCAACTGAACCAGTAAATGCACCAGCATTCACAGTTCCATTCTCTAAACCTTTCGTTCAATTACCAACAGGTGAACGTAAGTATTTACCAGAAGGAATGCGTGATCCTGCAAATACTTTAGCTGAGAAAAAACGCTTAACTAAAGACCTTATCGCATTACCTGCTATGGCAGTAGATCTTTTAGGACCAGTTGGTTCTTCTATCGCTACAGGTGATTCAATTGATACTAAGTTCATCATTGATCGTGTTTCAATTGAAGCTAAAGATAAAGATGGTGCAAATCCAGAAGTTAAAGAAGTAGTAGTTAACATCAAAGCTGACCTTAACCGTCGTCTATATGGTGAAGTTTCTGCTAAACATACTGATGGTACTGTTACTGAAGATGTAGTAATGGGTGGAGTAGACTTAGCAAAAGGTACTCTTACTTTAACATCTCTTAAACAAACTGTTAAAGGTGTTAAAATTTTAGGTTGGGTTTCTTCTGAAGCTCACAACACTGCTACAAACGTTAGCTTCGAGTTAACTAAACGTGAAATCGAAATTCCAACTGGCGAACACATTGAGGCTTCTCTGCCACTTGAGTTCTTACAAGATGCTATGGCTCTTTATAACATCGATGGTGCGTCAGAGGTTATTGACATCATGTCAAATCTTAACTCATTAAAAGTTGACCAAGAGATCTTAATGTTCTTAGATAAAGCTTACGAAGGTACTGGTGGTACTTATCATGCTAAATTCGACGTGCATCCTGCTCCTCAATTTGCTGGTAATCCACAAGATTGGTTAACTGAAATCCGTCGTGTTATCAACTTCTTAGCTAAGAAAATGAAAAACGACACTTACTACTACCAAGGATACTTTGTGATTATTGGTAACCCATTAGACACAATGTTAATTCCAAACGTGTCTTGGTCATTCAATAACGTTTCTGACACTCAAAACGGTGTTGAGGTAGAATACAGCATTGGTGCTATGTCTGGATCTGATCGTTTCAATATCATTTCTTCTGACATTATTCCACAAGGAAAATTAACGATCTTCTTCTGTCCAAGTACAGATAAGTTCAAGACTTTTGCTTACTACCCTTACACATTCAACGTAGTAAATAACTACTTGAATACTCAGAAACAAAACGTACCAAGTGTAATGATGACAAAACGTCATACACTTGAAGAGTTCACTCCATTAATTGGTAAGATTGATATCTTAAACAACGATGGTACTTTAACTCGACCATACTAAAATTAAAAACCAATCAGGCATAATAGTCTGATTGGTTTTTATATATAATAATTTTTAGAAAGGTTGTCATTTATGAAGGGTAAATTTAATGCTAACAGTTTAGAAGAAAAGAGACTTCTATTAGAAGAAGTATATAGTGTGAACGACTTAAGTACGATTGATACTCTATTTCAACAAATATTAGATAGATATGTAGTTGAAAATACCACTGCATATTCTTTAAAAGGCATTCAACGTTATAAAAACATAAAGGATGTTCATGATAAGAAGTTTGAAAGCATGCTTATTAAGATTGAAAAGATTCTTGACAAGACATTTAATCTTAAAAGCCGTATTGCAGTAGATATCAGTCGTCCTAATAGTCTTTCATACGGTGCGTGCATATTCCTTACTAAAGAGGAAGCTAAAGGTATAGCTGAAGAAGCTATTAAAGATAAAGAAACTGGATATAAATTTATTAAACGAAGAGAAGCTAATATGTACATTGAAGAAGGCTTCTTGAAGTTATGTAAATTTAGAGGTCTTACTGGAAGACACATCACTGCTGTAATCCTCCATGAAATCGGACATAAGGTCTACTTACCAGTACAGAAAAAGTTGAATGCTGAAGGAAAAATTATAGAATTAGTTATAGCAGGTATTAGTATCCCTAGTACTATACTAAGTCTTATTTCACCAATTCCAGCAATCGCTGCTCTTATCATGGTATCTTATGTTTACTCTTCAACATTAGTATCTATTCGCTATTATTCAAAATCAGAAGCTTGGAGTGATAAGTTTGCTGTTAAATATGGTTATGGTAAAGAAATCTATGAGACAATGGCTGAGTTTGAAATGGTCATGTCAGGCAAGATTAAAAAAGATAAAAACATCTTTACATGGATTTCAAACCAATTTAGTGCTACTTATCTAAGACGTCAACTCATTAAACGAGAGTTGATTAAAGAGATGAACGATCCTGAGAACGGTGAGGAAATGAGAAAAGCTATAAAAGAAATTTTAAAACAAATAGATAATATAGAAAAATAAAGGAAGGGGTGTACTAAGATGGTTTATCAATATAATACCACAAACGTAAGTTTCTTAAAAATGTTTAAAGAACTTAAAGATATGGGTATACAAAATAATAAATTCTTCTTAGCCCTTTATGATTCTAACTTATTAGATGTCGATCCACATGATCCTAATCTTTCATTAGAAATGCAAGTAAGGATTCTTAAAGAATGTCGTATTAATGTATGGTACTACTTAAGAGAAGTTATAAGAATACCAGTGCCAGGTGGTCATACACCTTATTTACTTCATAGAGGTAACTTAGCGCAAACATTCTGTATGAACTTAAACTTAAATATAATAGAAATACTACCACGTCAGCATGGCAAGACTATTGGTGCGGTATCTTATTATTCTTGGGTTTATAACTACTCAACACAAAACTCTAATATTGTATTTAGTAACAAGGAGTTAGGGGATTCTCAGTTAAATATTAAACGTCTTACAGATATCATGGAATTACTACCAGAATATCTTAAACCACATTTAAATCCTAAGATTGATACTAATAACGTTAACTTAATTAGATGTGATGAGAATAATAACACTATTAAAGCCTTAAGTACAGCTAAAGATAAACCTAATGCCGATAAATTAGGTCGTGGTTTAACTATTCCTGTATGTTGGTTTGATGAGTTTGCATTCTTAAAATTTAATGATACTATATACGAATCTGCATCTCCAGCACTTACAAAAGCTTCTGAGGAAGCAGGAAAACGTGGAGCACCGTTTGGAAAATTAATTACGACAACACCTAATGATTTAGATTCAAAAGAGGGAAAATTCTGTCACAAAATATTAACAGATGCGCTTTGGTTTGATGAAACATGGTATGATTGGGATTCTACTAAAATCAGAGAGCATATATTGGAACATTCTAAAAATAAATTCATTCGTATCGAGTTCACTTATAAAGAACTAGGACGAGATGAGAAATGGTTAAAAGAACAGATTGCTGACTTATTTGGTAACATGCTTAAAGTTAAACGTGAGTTATTACTTGAGTGGACATATGCAAATAACGTTTCTCCATTCTCAGAGGAACAATTGTCTATGATTGAGCAATATGTTAAAGAACCTTTAGCTAAATTCTTTATTAATGAAGTATATCGTTTCGATATTATTGAAGATATGAAGAATTTAAGAAATAAATCATGGATAGTATCTGTCGATGTAGCGGCTGGTTTAAGTGAAGACTCCTCTGCAATAACAGTTATTGATCCAGCATCTCTTAAACCAGTATGCGAATTTAATAGTAATACTATTGGTACAACTGATTTAAGTATAGTTATAATTCATTTAATAGAACAGTATTTACCAAGTGCTGTAGTCGTAGTAGAGCGAAATAACGCAGGTATTGCTGTTATTGACTTACTATTACGTTCAAGTATTGCTTCCAATCTTTATTATGAAGTTAGGAAGGAAAAAGGACAGAAGAAAATTACCGATCCTAAGAAAAAGTCTACAAATTCTGGTACTGAAACTAGAATCTATGGTATTAATACACTTAAGAATTCTAGGGATATCATGATTAATGAGATTCTATTTATGATGATTAATGAAAGAACTGATTCATTAATAAGTAAGAAAATCTTCGCTGAAATTCGTAGTTTAATACGTACTAAACGAGGTAAGATTGAACATGGACCAGGATTCCATGATGATAGCTTAATGGCTTACTTAATCGGTCTTTATGCTTTAATTTATGGTACTAATATTAATAAATTCCTTAAGGAAATCAGTGATAGATCATTTGATACTGGAAATGCAGATAAAACAATGGTTAATAGAATTAAGAATCTTTCTAAACCATATGAAAACTTTACTGACTTCAGTACTTCTCAAAGGATTATTGATGATTTCTTAGATCCAAAAAATCCTATGAATCCTGCTAACAACCCAGATAATAAGAACGCTAAGAGAATTAGAATGATTAATTTCATTATAGGAGGATAATTATGGCTAAATTACAACGTTATGATTTAGTTAAAGGTACACCTGAATCTAATGAAATATTCTGCATTACTAATGAATATATGACAGGTCAAATAGTCCAATTAAGAGGTAATATTGCTAATGTAAAAATTATTAAGCATAAGACTCTTAAAGAGGAAATTGGAATGACATATGATGTTAATGTAAAATATTTAGAGAAAGTAGAATTTTAAAAAATTAAATACTAACTAACATAAAAATAATTTTGTGTTAGTTAGTATACATATTTTATATTATATAATTATTTTTTATAAAGGGGCAATAGCAATGATTAATGATAGTAACCGAGACTTCTTTACAGAAAGAGACATTGATCAAATTATAAACACATTATCTGATGATATCGTATTAAAAAATATTGAAGACCAGATTAATGGTATATTATTGGATCAAAAAGAGATTCAAACATCTTATCTTCCTTACTTTATTCAACGTTATAATTATGTAATGAATAAATATAAAGATAATGAAGAGATTACAACTAAGATTAAAAGTGCAATTGAAAAGGTTTATGAAGAGATTAAAGTTCTGATTACTGAAAAGTTCAATATTAAAGTAGATTTCTCAGAATCAGTAACATTTAATGATAGATTAGAATTAATTGAATCTTTCTACAAATTCTTTATTATAGATTTACAAGATAATTGTATTAACTTCCTAGTTAATTATATTACTACAGAACGTAAGAATTTAGTAAAAGCATTCAAACCTAATACAAATAAAAAAGATTTATCATTTGTTAATCTTAAAAAGTATTTAAACAATGAAAATATTTTTATTGTATTCAATTTAGATGAAATCATTGATTCAATTGAAATTGAAGACAATGCTTATTTAATTGATTTAATGACTAAAAATGATCCAGAAATGCTTACTAATTTCTATATTAGAAACGTATTAATGGAAGAACGTTTCTCTGATGTAGGTTTTGAATCAAATCTATTTGAAACTCTTAAACCATATATCAAAGCAAATGATTCATTGCAGATGAAAGTTAAATCAAGATTAATTAAAATTTTTAAAACAAACACTACTAAATAAAACTTATTGGAGGAATTATTATGTTAAACACACAACTAGGAATTTCATTGGATGAATTTAAAAAGGTATCAAATAACATCGTAGAAGAATTAAGTGATGAAGTAATCAGTCAAGAAGAAGGAGCTAAAGAACTTTCAGACAGCTTTAAAGAAAGTCAAAAAGAATTATCTGATATTGAAGATAAAATCAAAAATGATGAAAAAGCTAAAGAAATTAAAAACGGTTTAAAAGTAGCTCATACTTTAGGACGTATTGAAGAATTATTATCTAATGAAGAACTAGGTCAAGATATCAAGGATACTCTATTAAAACAAAAAGCATTAGTAGAAGATACTCTTACATTAGATCGTTTAGGTAAACATAATGTCGGTAAGAAAACACTTAAAAAGAGTTTAGATATTCTTGAACGTGGTGTTTATATTAAATTATATTCAGATAAAAAATATTCTTACCCTAAAGTAGATGTAGAAAATACTTTAAAAGCATTCTTACCAGAAGAATACAAACAACATGCTACTTATTTAACTTACTTGATTTATGATTTTATTGCTAAAACTGATTTAACTAAATTTGCTGTATATGTAAGCGGTCTATTAAAGAACGTTAAATATATGGGTTATGATATTGATACTGAAGAACAAGAAACGTTTGTAAACGCCTTAACATCTATCTGTGATAAAAAGTTAGGCAAATAACCTTATAAAAATGGTAAATGGATTATTCTCTTTAGAATATCCATTTACCATAACATTCTATTAAAATTAGAGAGGAGAATAAATATGAAATATAAATTCCTAAGACGTGAAGATAGTCGAATTATCTTTGAAGGTGATTATATGGAGATTTACGTTCCAAAAGACTATTTTAAAAAAGGTATTGCTTCTTACAATGGTGATAAAATTAATACAATGGGTATCTTTTCATTTATTGTATATACTCAAGATGAGAAAGATAAAGGTAAAGAAGGTAGTATTCACTCATTAAAAGTTCCTATGAAGATTGAATTTGATTATGTTGATGTTAAGACTGCTAATAAGAAGAAGATTAAACCAGAATTAAAAGAAGATGATTATCATGTATTCTGCTTAGAAAAAGGTAATATCTTTATTTATAACACATCTTCAGAGCAAACAGCAGAAAATAGTAAAGACTTTATTTATCTTCTACATAATGGTAATTTACCGAGCATCATCCCTTATGAAGATATTATTAAACTTTATATTGAAAGTATTACACTTAACCAAGTTAATCTTAATAACCCTGCAATCATCTTTGAAATTATCATTGCTGAATTGTGTCGTGATAAGAAAGATTTAACACAACCTTTCCGTAAAGAGATTGGTAAGGATAAAGCAGGTATTACTCAATATGATTATGAGAACATTAATCTAAAGCGTTTACCTCCATTAAGCTCAACTTTCACTGCAATAACGTTTGAAGATATGAACCAATCACTTATATCTTCTATTAAGAAAAACCGTAACGGTGAAAAAGAAGTTGATTCGCCAATTGAGAAAACAATAAAATATTGATATGCTTTGGAAACATTTAATTAAGAAGTTTTCATTAACTAAAAAGAAAAGGAGAGATAAAGATGGCTCAGAGTTCATTTAATGATACAGGTTTAACTTATCTTCATCCTACTGTTACATCTGTTATTAATAGTGAAGAAATTTCCTATCAGAACGCTAGTGGTAATGTAAGATTATTTACAGCTATCGTATCAGAAAAAGGTGAAGATGGTAAAACTAATACAGTCACTTCTCCAGAGGAATTTATCTTTAAGTACGGTAATCCAAACTTGAAAAAATATGGTCAAGCTGGTTATAACGTTCTTAACTGGTTATCTGCAGGTGGAGAAGCTGATATTTTACGTGTACTTCCTGATAATGCAGGATTTGCTCATGCTTTCTTAAACATTCAAACAAAATCTAGTAAGAAAAAAGTTCAAGACGTTAATGGTAAATTAGTAGAAGTAAATGACGTATTTATGCGTCCTATTGTTACTTATGCTGAAGTAAATAACGTTTCTGACAAATTACTTGAATATGAATTACTTAAAGAACGTGATGAGTTAACAGTGGATGAGTACAAGAATAACTTCTTATTCGTTGTATATCCAACTGGTCGTGGTTCTTCTTACAATAACTTAGGTTTCAGAATTTCATTAAATACTTCTTTTGAAGATACTTATGATTCTCGTATTTATAACTTCGAAGTAATTCGATTTGATGAGTACAACACTGCAAACCTTATTGAAGGTCCATTCTATGTGTCATTCGATCCAGATACTCTATCTAGTTCAAATGAAAGTATGTTTATTGAGGACGTAATCAATAAATATTCTAAACACCTAAAATGTAAATTCAATGAAGAATCTTTCGATTATATTACTTCTTTAATCAATAAAGAGGTAGCACCAGGAAAGATTGATGTCTTAACTGGTAAATCTCGTTTAATCAATGATAAACCAGAAGCTTTCTTCTCTAAAATCACAAGTAACTATGAGGACATTCACTTCTCATTACACCGTTATGATCGTACTGGTAAACCACTTACAACTAATGGTGAGAATATTCAAAATATTCCTGCTTCTGATGATGAGATTGAAAACTCAATCGTTATCATTGATAATAAAGTACGTGATAAGCAATTTGAAACTGGTAAACAAACAGTAGATACAATGAAAACTTCATTGAAAGCTATCACAAATGATACATTCGTATCTATCTTAAACTCTATTATCAACAGCAAAACAGCTAACAGTGATAAAATTGACGATCCAGCATGTTCAGTTTATAAAAAGATTGAAAAGATCAATACTAACTGGACATTAGTTGAAGGTTCTTACACTAGTTTCTTAGCTGACAAAACTGATGCAAACTTCTTCAAGCTTAATAACTTGATTAATACTACTGAAAGTTTAGTTACTGATTTAGTAAAAGAATTGCATTTAGTTGCAGACTACTGTCGTACTGCTACTAGTGATTTATCTAGTAACCAATTAGTTGTAGCTGAACAGAACTTAAACGACATTACTCGTGAAGCAAATAAGAAAGAAATTATCGTTATTAGCGGTATTGCTCATAAAGGTAACATCAACAAATTATCTGAGCAAATTCTTGATTATAAACTTGGACGTATTGTTGGTTCTGAAATTGAGGGTATGAAATACTTGACTACTCTTATCGGTGATGAATATGATTATGTGTCTACTAATCTAGTAAACTCTGTTTACGGTACTACTATTCCAGAATCTATTCAAACATTAATTTCAGCTTCTGCTACATTATATAATGAAGTAGTTGATTTAATTCAAACATTAGCTGATGGCTATGTAAACGTTATTGATGAAGCTTCTACAAAAGCTACTATCTATAACAAATTAGAATTGATCATCGACAAGTTATATCAAGTTATTCTTGAAAGTATTGCTTACATCAACTTAAGCAAGAATGAAACAATCAAGAATAAAGTACTAAACAGTGCTGCTCCTTCTGTATTAAGCTTAAAGAATACTGAAAGCATTAATGTTACAGCTTCTTTAGCTACTCCTGAAGGAAAGATTGCTCTTATTAAAACTGCTAAGTTAAATATTGATTTAACTACTAATAAATTAGTAGCTCTTAACTCAATTATCTTTACTAATGCTTTACAGAACTTCAATAATCCTATTAAGTTCGCTAACGGTAGTGACGGAGATTTAGAAATCGATGTTAACAATTCTGTACGTGATAAAGCAATTAAAGATCTTTTAATTAAAGGATACAAAGGTTTAATCGATCCAGACATCACTAATAAACGTGTGTTACCATTCCAACACGTTTTAGATGCTAACTATCCTGTAGAAGTTAAGAATGCTATGATCCAATTAGCTCGTGACATTCGTCGTGATATATTCGCTTGGATGGATACTGGTTTCCATGCTACTCCTGAACAAGCAATTACTTGGAAGAAAACTCAGTTCTCTCCAGCTACAGAATTAGCAGGTCTATTCTCTCAAGACTTTGTTAACTATGATGAACATACAGGTAGAGATATTAAAGTAACAATCTCTTATTACTTAGCTAATAAGATTCCGTCTATTGCAAAACAATACGGTTTACAATATCCTATTGCTGGACCACGTCGTGGTATCATTGATGGTTACAAAGCTATTTCCTACATTCCTAATGAAAACCATAAGGAAGAAATGTACCGTAATAAAATCAACTATGTTGAGAGCGATACACGTCGTACTAAGATTGGTTCTCAGTTAACATGTAGTGAAAAGAATACTCCACTTGCTAATATCAATAACGTTCTAACTTTATTAGATATTAAACGTAATGTTGAGATCTTAGTAGAAGATTATCAATTCGAGTTTGAAGATATCGAAACAATCAATGCTCTAAGCTATGAAGTAAATAACTACTTAAGTAAGTATATTACTAACCGTAGCTGTGAAGAAATTTCTGCTACTGTAGAAGCTTCTGATTATGATAAACTTCAAAAGATTTTACGTGTTAAAATCAAAATTAAGTTCAACAACGTTATCGAACGTATCTTAATTAGTTTAGATGTAGTTAAGTAATAGATATAGTGTGGCTATTTTTAGTCACACTATATAATTTTATATAAATGAAAGGACGGTTGTAAAATGATTAAACCTAGTGCGGATATTCGTGTTTATGATAATACGATTGCTAAGAATAAATCATTCTTTACAGGTGGTTTAAACTTACAACAATTAAACTTTGACCCATTAGTTACAGGTTATGCTTTCATTATCTGGACTAAAATTCCAAAATGGTTAGAAACTGAATACCCTGGCTTTAAAGCAATGACTCAGAAGAACTTTAAAGGTTTTGATGGTTTAGGAGACTTTGAATTACAAACTCAAAGTTACCAATACGGTTTCAACAATAATGAATATAACGTAGCTACAGGTATGACTAAAAATAATACTGACTTTACGTTAAAACACCAAGAATATTCTGGTAGCCCTATCAAGAATATGTACCAATTATGGGGAACTGGTATTTCTGATCCAGAAACGGGTATTGCTACTTACGCTCGTCAATACGGCTTAGAATATGCCGCTAAAAACCATACTGGTGAACTTTTATATATTGTAATGCGTCCTGACGTTAACAACGTGGATAAAAAGAATATTGAGTTTGCCGCTTATTACACAAACGTTTTACCAACTAAAGTTCCATTAGGACACCTTAACTATTCTCAAGGTGACAGAAACTTAGTAGAACTTGATATTACGTTTAAAGGTAATCTTCACCTTTCTCCACGTATTGATAGCTTTGCACAAAAGATGCTTAGAAACACATACTCATTCGTTACTGAAGGTATGTTTGATCCTGAGAATTCTGATGTTGCAGGTAATGCTTTACAAGACTTTGAATTAACTGGTGGTATCACTGGTTCTGGTCTAGGTGACATTTAATATAAAAAACCATAATCTCTTTAATTAGAGATTATGGTTCTTAAAGTATTTAGAAGCTCATTTCACCATCTGAACTATCTTCTCCTTCAGCATTAGGAGTCAATTGTTTCTGAATAGCTTCACGATTTTCATTTTTAGTAACAGTGTCATATATAGCATCGTATTTATCCCAATTCATATGTGGTAATAAATCCCTTGTTACCTGACGTTTAAATTCATTCTTTTTAGCCTCATCATCACTATCTGAATAGTAGTTACTTACTACATAATCAACTGTAGTAGAAGCATTACTGATTTGATCGTTTAATGTAGAAATGTTAAGATATACAGGTGCTTGTAATACTACTTTAATTTTATCAGTATCTACACTAATTGTTTTAGCTTCTTTCTTATCATTAGAAGTAGTTGTACTATCTACTGTTTCATCAGGATATTCATTCTCATATAAAGCTTTGAATAAACTTGTATAGAAATCACTTACTTCTTTCTGATGACTTATTACTGAACGCACAAATGTATTATTTTGCATTGCTAATGATCTAGCAAAGTCTACATCCGCAGAAACATCAATATAGTTGAAAGGAGTATTTGTACCACTAACAATAGACTTTAATAAGTTTTGCATAAAGTCATTATCAACTTCTACATCCATCCCTGGCACTGTATCAATGTCTAATGGTTTTTCACCATTAATCATTGGAATAAAGTAATCCTCAAAATTACCCATCTTTTGAAGTACAGTAGAAAGATTACCTAAACTATCAGCAGTAATTTCTTTAGATTTAATATCTTTAACAACCTGTTGGATTGCTCCTTCGATATCTGCATCTAAACCAGTTTCTACATATACCGCACGTTTATCTCTTCCTCGTGAGATTTTTTGCATAATAGTAGTAATTAATACTGCAAGGTAAATCTTTGCAAAGAATAAGGATTTTGAAAGCTTAGATACACCATAAGTATCAGCACTATCAATCTTTAAGTGATGAACTGTATTTGGTTCAAGGTAAGTAATTGAAATACCTTTCTCCATGATGTAATCATTCTTTACAAGTGTATAAATATAGTCTTTAAACTCTTTATTATCTTCAATGAATTTCTTATCAATCTTCTTAGAAATACCTTTGATAAACATATTAGAGATTAGTTCATATTTATTACTGAATCCTTTGCTATTTCCATTAGTGTTGTAGCTTGAATTAAAGTAATCTTTACTATTAACAAGACTAGCTACATCTCTGTTAGCGTTCTGCATATTATTCTCTTCAATGTAAATATAACCAAAGTTAACTCCATCGAGTTCTAATTTAATAACATTCTTAGGATTAAGATTCTTAACAATAGAACCTGTCATCTTAATTTCACCTTTAGTTTTCTTAGCAGACTTTTTAGCATCTGATAATAAATCTGAAGGATCTTTGAAGAATTTAATATTATCATTAATTGCTTTAACTACAGAAGATTTAGTTTCTTTTTTAAGTTTATCAGCTTTATCTTGATTATCCTTACCTTCCATTAATGCAACAAATTTTTCTAAATCTTCATCAATGTCAATGTGAGATTCAGTAAGAATGAATTCTTCTTCACCGCTTTCAAGGAATAGGTCATCTTTATTTCCTTCACTGATAATCATCTTATTTAATTCATCTTGTATCTTAAATACTGCTACAAAATAATCACCAAGAAGTAAACTAGTTCTAACAGTATCTTTAGCTTTTTCAGAAACTTTATACTTAACATTTAACTTGTCAAGATTACTTTCTACAACAGATTTAGCTTTATCATTTTGTGTTTTACTATCATAAAGAAAGTTTAATGCTTCTTTAGTAAAATCATCTGGTGATAGAATTGAATCTCTATAGACATCTAAACATTTAGAAACCTCTGGTATGTAAGCATCTATAATGTAGTAATCACCATATCGAACCATTCTATCTTTTTCAAGTTCTAAGAATTGACTTAATGAGCCTTTTCCTAGCATCTCTTCAATGGATTCTACTTGCTTTTTACTATCAAATTTCTCTCCAGTATTTTTATTACTATTCTTATTATAAGCTACTTGAGCTAAGAATTCCATACGGTTTTTACCTGTATGTTTCTTATGGTCTGTATTTATGTCACTTATAACGGATTCAATTTCATCTAATTCTTTATTATTTACGTTTACTTCATCCGTACCGTAAAGTTCTTTGTTAACCTTTTTATCTAGACTCATTATTGATTTAGCTGTTCTAGTTATTATATTTTCACCTTTAGCCATTTTATATAACTCCTTTCATGAAAATTACAATATTGTCATTATTGTTATGTTTCAAAAATAATTTTTAAATAAATGAATAAAAAAAAAATAAAAGGCTACAATTAAGTAACCTTTTATCCTTTAAAAGTCAGTTATAACAAATATTTGCTCCGTTTTAAATACCTTATGATTAAAAGTAAGAGTAACGAAGAATAGGTTTTCATTTCCATTGAATTCATTTATACTAATTAAACCTTCAGTTGCTACAACAGAACCATTCTTAATACCTGAAATGAATTTCTTATTATTTATCAGATTCAGATAATTTTCTGATTCAATATCAGATTCGTATTTAAACATACTTATCTCATTAGTATCGAAATCTAGTATAAAGTTAAACGGATCGTTATTATAATCAAGTATCTTATTTATGATTTCATCATCAAATTCAAAACTAGCAATTTCATCACCCATTAATTCCTCTGCTTTTTCAGTAAAATCATTAATAGTATCAATAACTGCTGGATTAAATGGGAATCTTAATTCATCAATAATGTGTTCTTCTTTCTTTCTAGAAGCTTCTAATATAAAACAATTATCGTCATCAATAGTTAGTTTTAATAAAGTAGTATTATGGTCTTTATGAAATTGGAAGAACTCTTGTGCTTGAATCGTAAATGTATTCTCACTAAAGAAATCTGGTATACCTTTCTTTATATGAGGATTAGTATAATTCACCTCAGATGTTACATATTGTGGAAACTGTTTCTTACTTGATGACATTACAGTTCCCTCATACCAAATATATTCCCCATTACTATCATAAATGTTTTTATAATCTTGATTCACTTTCTGAATTAGTGTTACAATATCTTTAACTATTTTAGGATCATCAATAACAACTGCCAATCATTTCTCCTCCTTAAAAAGAAGAAGCAGTATAATTATACCGCTTCAACTTCACTTTCTTCTAATGCTTCTTTAATAATTTCATACATTTCTTCAACTGTTGGTAATCCGAGATATTTGATACCGAAGTTAATAACATCACCAGATGTATAGTCATCGACAAATTGATCTGTAATATCATTACCCATTGCATCTCTAACAGTGATTTTACCAAGACAAGTCTCTGGACTAATATTAAATGTGATTGTAATATTTGGATATAGAGAAGCTAAGTCAAGGTCAACTACTAGTTCTAACATACGATTAGAAGGATTATAAACAATCTTCATACCGATATTATCAATATTATTTGGATCCCCTACGAATGCCCCTTTAATCTTATCCTGTTTAGGGAATTGAGAAGAACGGTTATTACTGATAACTAAACCTAATTTTTGGTAGAATGTGCCTGCAAAATTTCTTAAACAGATAGTCTTCTTCAATGCTTTCTCAATACGTGTTTGTGTTATCATTGAGATAGTATAATATACGTTAATATCATTATTCTTCATCTCAATCATCATTAACATTATTGTATCTTGAATGTTATATGTTAAGAATGATTCATAATCATCATAGTGAACAGTCTTAAAGTCAGATTCAAGTTTATCTTTCTTCATACCTACTTCTAATTCACCAATAAAGTCTAAAGCATATGATTCTTTCTTACCTGATGCTTTACGTAAGTTGGCATATAGACACATTAAGTCGAGATATACTGTATATCCAGAAACGAAATAAGAATCAGAACGGTCTGCAGGATCTTGGTTACGTGTATCTAATTTATAATAAGCTTGTTTATATACTAACTCATCGGCACACATAATTTTTTCAGTACTACCGCCAATGTTTAAGATACGATTGTATAGGTAAACAAAGTCAAATGCGATATTCCAAGCACAACAGAAGTCAGGTTTAATATCTTTATTAATTGCATCAAAGAATGCTGTAATTAATTCTAACTCATCATCAAATTCAATAATTTCAAAATTAAGTGGTTTGCCTAATTTCTCTTCAATATTCTTATATTTCTGTTTAAGACGTTTCTTAAATGCTTCTTTATCACGCATTACTTTATTGTAACCATCATGTTCATATTTTAAACAGTATGAATAAGATGTAAGCGTTTGTTCATCAACAAGTGTAATTACGTTTACTGGTACTTCAGCTTTCTCTGGATCAGGGAATCCTTCTAAGTCTGCAATATCAACCTCGATATCGAAGAAGGTCTTAGTGATACCATTGAAGTTTTCTTCATAATTATATTTCTTTAAGAATTGCGCTATATAATAATCTTGAACATTGATATCCGAACCATGTAATCTATCATCTAAATGCATCTGTCGAAGCTTTTTATTAATCTGATTACCAGATGCTAAAGTTTCTTTATAGAATGATTCTAATCTAGAATCTTTAAGGTTTCTATAAATTGAAGGATATAAGTCTTTATAATAAGCCTTGACAGGAGTTACTTTATCCATTGGAACATAGCTAATTGTATGTTGTTCATCTAAATAAACACCAATATCATCTCCCCAGTGTTCTGGCTTAGTCATGTAATAAGTAACAACTGGTTTTTCAACTATCTGGAAAGATTTATTACCTTTCTCATCCTTTAGTACGAATACTAGTTTGTCACCTTTTTCTCCTTCGACACGATTCCAATAAAGTGTGTTAATTAATTGATATCCCATAGTTCTCCTCCTAGTATGAATATAACTTTTTGTTATTACAATTTTTATTTTCTAAGTTAATAAATAGTAATGATGGTTAACAAATTTGTCATTCTATATTATAATATATTCATATTTTCTCTTTCCTTTTTTCTAACATACTTTCTCTTATATGAAATGCTACCAAGAGTTCTTTTAAGAAGTATGCATTGGTCATACATCGGTAAATACATTGTCTTTAAGAATAATTGAGTTTCCTCTTCAGTGAATCTTCCATGTACAATTGTATCACCTAATTCTTCTCTAATTCTCTTATCTAAATTTCCTCGATAAGTTCTTTGTGTTTTAAGATATCTTTCTTTCTGCTCTGTTCTATATTTCTTTGCATGCGCTCTTACATATTCTGGATCTCTATTAAAATTTCTTTGTCTAATCTTTTCTCTAAATTCAGAATCCTCTCTATATCTTTTCTTTCTTTGTTCACTAAAACATTTTTTACATATATTGGTTTTACCTTTATAATAGTCATTATATAATTCCTTAGGTTGCCAACAATGTTTACATACTTTTATTCTTACCATGATGTCCTCCAGAGATTAGGTAAGGAACGATAAATTAATATCATTCCTTACCAGTTTATTAGTTACCTACTTTAAATAGAACATTTTTACCTTCCATGAATTCTTCATCATCAAGAACTACTCTATGTCCATTCAGAAGAATTAAATCTAAAGGTTGTGAATCAAACTCTTCATTATGTGAAATTAAATGAATCTGCTCAATATTTAAACGTTTACGTTGTACTTCTAATAAATCAATGAATATACGTCTATTTTGAACTGATAATGTTGAATCCCCTTCATCAATATAAACGATATTATATTTCTGAATCATTTTCTCCATCATAGCTAGGGATAGAGAAATATTTGTTAATGATGTTTCACCTTGTGAAGCTTTACTGATATCTTTTAAGAATGTACCATCCGATTTATATACTTGAATAAAGAAGTCGCTTTCTGTAATTTCAAACTTAATTCTAAATTTACTATCATATGCTAGTGATAATAATTCATTTGCACGAGTAGCGATATCTTTAAGATAATTATCAATAAAGAATAAAGGTATACCAGATTTAGGATCAAGAGATTCTTTAATTGTTTTATAGGTATCAAATTTAACTTCAATATCCTTTAGTCGTGCAAGAATATCTTCAACAATAGTAATATCTTTATCAGCTTTTTCTAGTTTATCTTTAAATACATTTAATACATTATTAGTTTCTTGGATACGTTTATGATTTAATTCTCCAATCTCTAATTCAATTTCCTCAATTACTTCAACTGTATCCTCAATTTTATCAATTTGAGAATTTCTTGCATCGATATGATTTCTAAGAGATGTTGCATAATCTCTATCTTGTTTTAATGTTTGTAAGATAGAAATCTTTTTAGACATACTCTTAGTTTTACTTTCATATATAACACGATTCTTAGCTAATTCATTTCTCTTAGCACTTAAATCATTATATCTTTCTTCTAGGGATTCTAACTCTTGACTCATAGTGTTATACATTTCTCTTTTTTCTTTAGCAACTTCTAATTTATTCTTAACAGATTCAATCTTATTTTCAATAACCTCAATATCTCTTACTTTATTAAATTCATTGATAATTGGTTCAACATTAAATGTCTTATCAAAATTAGATGAACTCATTTTAATAATATCTAACATTGTTAAGTCACCTTTAACTTTATCATCAATTGAAATCAATAGGTGTTCTGCATTCAATATAGATTGTTGCAATTCATAGAAACCAGCTAATTCATTAAGAGTCTTTTCTAATTTAGATTCATCTGCTTCAAGTTGTTTTAATTCACTTTCTAAGCTATCTAACTGAGAATATTCATTGTCTCTATAGTCTATTGAACGACTAATGAAAGGACATGTATCAATTACACAATCCTTTGGACGATTATCTAATATTTCTAGAAGATCTTTATTAGAATCAATTTGAATTATCTTATGTTTAATAAAACCAATTCTAGATTGCTTTTCTGTATAGATTTTCTCATCCGCATTAATTTTCTTAGCATAGTTTAATGACATATTAATTTTATTAATAAATCCATCGGTAGTAGATGCTTTAATAGACATTACGGTAGTTTGAAGTCTTTGGATGTTTGTATCAATCTTTCTTAGTCTATCTAAAGTATAACCATCCCACTCTTGAAGTAGTTCAGTATTTAATTCTTTTCGATAATAATCTAAATCAAATTCATTAAGTTCTAATTCTTTTTCAATAGAATCAACATCAATATTTTCATATGAACGTCTTTTCATTTCATATTCAGATACTTTATTTTTAACTTTAATCATTTCTTTTTCAATTTCATCAATATCTTCTATAACACGATTCAATAATACAGTATATTCTGTAAGTTGTGTGTTAGTTTCTTCAGATACTTCAATAATACGTTGATCATCATAATTTCTTAAGTTCTCAAATTTATTATAGAATGTTTCAATGCTATCTTCTACTCTAACTAACTCTTCACTATCTACTTTGTTATCTTTCTTAATTAACTTTAAATATTTTGTAGGTTCATCAGTGATATCTTCAACTGTTTTAGCTAATACTGTAATTTGACCTTTTAATTCAGATATTTCTTCCTGATAACCTTTTACTATCTCATCTGAATTCTTAATAGCTTTTACAATTGCCTTCTTAGTGCTTCTTAAATCATCAATGCTACTATAACGTTCTAAACGTGTTGCAAGACTCTTTAGTTCTTTATTCATTTCATTGAACTTAGATTTTGCTACTTCAAATGCTTTTAAATAATCATCAATTGATGGAATGAATCTATTCATATACTTCTTACGATCAGCAGTTTTTAAATCAATAAAGTTGGTAACATTAGAACCAATACGTCCAATCTTTAAGTATTCTTTATCAACACCTAACTCTTCTTTAAGAGTAGCTTCGAATGTTCTAATACCACCATTTTCATTGAGTTCTTCACCATTCTTTTCAATGAATGATTTATTCTTCTTACCATAGTAGTGACGAATTTTATATTTATCTTCACCATCTTGGATATCTATTTCTTTATATCCTGGTTCTCCTTCAAGAACAATTTCATCACGATCATCATATGTTTCCCTGAATGGAGTCATTAATGATAATAGTGTTGTTTTACCTGAACCGTTATCACCTAAATACATAGTAAGATGATTCTTAATATTGAAATCTTTAATCTCTAATTCTTTTAATCCCATTCCTGCGTAAATACCAATGAAGTTAACAAATTTAGCATAAGTAATTTTCATTTAATATACTCTCCCTTAATTCGGATCATCTGTCTTCTTAAAACATCTCTTACATTCAAATGACTTAGTTGAACAGAAAATCCAACCTCCGCCAATGAATCTCCAATCATGACCTTTTAATTGACATACAAATAAACTTATCCATAAACCATATACAAGATATATAATCTTATCTATTATGAAATTGATAAAATAAAGGAAGTAGATCATATTATTCTACTTCCGTATCAAAATCTAATTCGATAAGTGTTTTGTTAAACGCATAATGACTCATTATTTCAATATCACCTTCAGAATCAATTACAATATAACTATTTTTATAGACTTCAAAGGCAGGTAAACCAATTTCATCTAATATATTGACTTTAAATGTAGTAAATTCTAGAGTAAACCATTGTTTAAATTTTTCTGAATAGAATTTAGGTTTATTATCTCTATTCTCTGTTAGCAGTTCTTCTGTAACTTTAATTACAGTATAGATTCTCTTCTTAGGTAAACATAATCTACTTTGCTTTTCTAATAATTCAGTCATTTGATCATTTAACATGCTTGTTCCTCCTTGATTTTAAACACTTCTAAATTACCATCTAAAACTACCGTATCTTTTTCATGATTAATTACGATATAGTTATTCTCATAACCTTTAACCACTCTATCACGATGCTTAATAGTAAAATGATCTTCATAATAAGATATAATACAGCTATTAATAATTTCAAATGTATTCTTTTTAGATTCAAGTACTTCTTTAGTAACCTTTAAAGCTTTCCAAATAATATCTTCAGATATGAAATAATCCTCATACATAAAGAACTCATTGAAATTACCTTTCATTTCAAATCTTTCAAGGAATTCATCTTCTTTAAAGAATCTAATATACGTTTTAAAGTCAGTAGTAAAGAAGTCACCTTGTCTAACGTGTAATTCAATTCCTCCTGAATAAGCAGTAAATCTTCTATTACGTTTATCGGAGTAAAGCATTTTAGTTCCTACAGTTAATGTAGTATGTTCTAGTTGTTTAAGCATTCTCTTATCTAATCTAAAATATGCTGCTGTATTTCCTGTTTTCTTACTGATACAATTCTTAGGTACTGAGATGATCATAGAATAAAACCTCCAAAAAATAAATTATATTATAAGTTTATCCTAAATATAATATATTTTTATTTATATTCTTAAAAATTAAAATTAAAGAGATAAATAAACATAAAATTGACATGAAATAACACCCTTTTTATTGAGTGCAATAAGCATAGTATCTATTGGGGAATGATACTATGCTTATTGCCTTTTTTTATTTTATTCAGCTTCAATTATCTCCAATTCTTCTTCGAACTGGTTAAATGCTTTTATTACACCATCAACTTCAACAAACTCTATTACAAAGTTTGGAATCGGTGCATCTTCTATTAAATCATAATTCTCATCCACACAATAAATATTCTTATCCATATCGACAACATATCTATGTTCCGTAGATTCTTTTACTTCATCTTTATTATCTTCTTCTACTTCGGGATTTTCTTCTTTTTCAATATCCTTTAAACGCTCTTCCATAATACTGTCATAATCCATAGTTTCATTCATAGCTGTACCTCTTACATCTTCTTGAGTTTTAGCAATGAGGTCATCCTTCTTCTCATTTAAAATCATGCTATAAATACCAGCAAGAATTGCTTGAGTATCTTGACCTTCTCCACCACCACTAGCTTTAAAGTTAGTATTGAATTCTTTAATAGCTAATTCAGCTAAGTTTCGTTTTAAAGAAGCCTTTTCTTTAATTAATGACATCTTATTACTTTTCATACTAATAATATTACTTGCTTGTTGTTGAACGAATTGTAATGTAGACATAGACTTACTAGCTAGTAATCTATCATAATGTACCCTAGTATCTTTATATAATCCGTCTAAATCTTCCATTTCCTTATCAAGTAATTCCATCTCTTCAGTAAACAACTGATCCAATTTCAAATCTAATGAATCTGCCAATATAATCACCGCCTGTTTTTAAAAATAAAATAAATACATATTATATTAATGTTAGTATATGAGTTTTGATACAGAGGAAGAGTTTTGTTCAAATTCTCATATATTTAACTGTTCTCATATGTGGTGTACAACTAGAAGCTATATACAGAAATGCTTACAAAAACGTTGACATCAACATTACACAGTTAAGAAACCATAAAGATAAATCAGCTTGTAAAATAATTGGTTGATACAATTATTTTACACGATTTTATTGGGGGAGGTTTTCACAGTACCATTTGGGGAAGTCCAGTTACAGTTTAAACTTTCGCCTACCACAATAACAATCGGAGAGGAGTAATACCAATGACACAAGAAATTAACCGCACAATTTACTCAAATGTAACAGTAAAAGCTTTAGGAGACAACGTTTTTATGGCAACAACATCTGCACTACATATGGGGAATCTTACACCCCTTTTGTTTGTTTAAATAAATAAGTCTATGAGGATGGAGGGGAAACCCTTCATCCTTGTAGGCTTTTTTTTCTATGCTCCTGCAACATTTCATAAAATTGTAGGGTAATGTAATAAAGGATTAATTTAAATATATATTATAATTATGGGTATTAGGAATTATTAGTTTTCATTTATTTATATTATATAATTTATTTGTTTAAAAAGGAGTTTTTAATTATGGGTAAAATTTTATTAGGTATATTTATCGGGTGTTATGTACACAGTCTAATAACTAAGAAAGGAAAGAAATAATATGACTAACTCTACTACTACAATTAATAAAAAATTCGAACTACTAATTTATGATTTCATTGAATTTGAAGGATCAATACTTTATAGAATACAAGCTTTAAAGAAATTTGGAGATGTTAAGAAAGGCGATTTAGGAGGATATATTGAGAAAGAAACTAATTTAAGTCACAAAGGTGTATGTTGGGTTTATGATAATGCTAAGGTCTTAGGAGGAGCTAAAGTAATTGAGAATGCTAAGATTAAGAACTTTGCAGTAGTTAAAGGTAAAGCTATTGTAATGCATAACGCACTTATACATAATAAAGCTGAAATATCAGGTAAAGCTAAGATATTCGGTAAAGCACAAATTGGAGGTAAAGCGATTGTAAAAGATTTAGCTCAAATACATGGTTCTGCAAAACTATTAGAAGATTGTGTTGTATCTGAAAATGCTAAGATATCAGGATATGCACAAATACGAGATTTTTCTGAGATCCGTGGATTTGCTAAGATATATGATTATGCTTTAATAACTGGTAAAGCTAAAGTTTATGGTAGTTCAAAAATATATGGTAAAGCAATACTAAGTTCAACATGTATAGTTAAAGGAAGAACTATAATTAAAGATGCTTTTGAAGTAAGAAGTAATGCTGTAATAAAAGATGAGAACGATATGTTCTATATGTCACTAGGAGTTAAAGAACACATAATAGCTTATAGACTTAAAAATAAAGATGTTTATATAAAATTCAAATACTATTCAGGACTAATAAATAACGCTTCAGAGAAAATAGAGGAAATAGATAATATAGCAGAGAAGATAAAATATAATACTATATTAGAATTCGTTAAAGAGAGCATGCAATTTGACTGGGAAAAAGTATAAAATACGGAAGAGTTTATAATTATAAAGGGAGAGAATAAAAATGACAACAACTAAAAAATTCAAGTTATCAAATTCTGACATTATTGTATTTGAAGGTAAAACACTTTATAGAATAGAAGCAATGAAGGCTTTTGGTGACGTGAAAGTGGGTGATAAAGGGGGATATATCGAGTATGAAGGTACTTTATCCCAAGATGGTAATAGTTGGATTTATGATAGTGTAAAAGCTTTTGATGGAGCAAGAATTACAGGAAATGCAAAAATTTACGGTAATTGCATATTAAGAAACTGCTTAGTTAAAGACAATGCTATTGTTAAAGGTAACGTATCTGTTCATGGTTATGCTGAGATTGATGGAAATTCAATCGTAGAGGGAAATGTTTCTATCGGTGGAAATTGTTATTTATGGGAGAACTGTCATATTCTAGATAGCGCTAGAATTGTTGACTGTGAGTTGTCAGGTAAAGTAATCATTGGTAAGAATGCGATAGTTGAAAATAGTAAAATCTACGATTCCGTTTTAATTACAGATGATGCAATGATTAAAGAAAATAACTTCTTCTATCTAAGAAATGTTAAACCATTTAACACAGCACTAGTCGTTTATCATACACAAGAGGGTAAAGTATTATGTCGATTTGCTAACAGAGTCTTAGTGTTAGGCGACTTTTTAGAAATGATTGAGAAAGAATATATGCACCTAAATAAGAAGTATTTCAAGAACTTACTATTTCTTCTATCAACAGTTACTAGATGAGACAGAGATGAGAAATAGGAGCGTTGTAAAATGAAAAAATATAAACTATTAGAAGACGATACTATGGTAATAAATGGTAAAAACTTATATAGGATTAAATCTTTAAAGAACTTTGGAAATATTAAAAAGAATGAACTCGGAGGTTACATTGAAAAGGAATGTAACCTTTCCCATTTCGGTGAATGCTGGGTTCATTCAGGTTCTAGAGTTTATGATGATGCATTAGTCGAAAAAGATGCTATGGTATTTAAAGGAGCAGAAGTCTTTGATAGTGCTTTATGTACAGATAAATCATATGTAGGTGGCGACTCTAGAGTTTATGGTAACGCTACGCTATGTGATTCTTGTATCATATTAGGAGAGGTAGAAATTTATGGTAATTCTAGGATAGCTGATTATGCTAGATTGTTTGACAATGTTAGAGTAATGGATTCAGCATATATAGGCGGTGCTACTAAGCTTAGAAAGGACTTTATAGTATTTAAAGATGCCTATATAACTAGTGACAGTGACTATGTATGTATCGATCCTGTAGGCTCTAAACACGCTAGGATAAGCGCTTTCAAAACTAGAAGCGAAAGAATATATCTTAAATGCGATAATTTTTTAGGTAGCTTAAAAGAGTTTGAAATGATTGTAAAAACTTTTAATGAAATTGAATATGACTATGTAATAAAACTTATAAAGAAAATGCTTCAGTAAATATAACTTGGGGAGTGGACTATTATGAAAAAATTTAGAATGCTAGAAAATGATTCAATCGTCTTTAATGGGAGGGTATTATTTCGAATTGAATCTTTGAAGGACTTCAGTGGTATTCGGAAAGGAGATTTAGGAGGTTACATTCAGAGCGAAAAGAACCTAAGTCATGAAGGTAACTGCTGGGTTTATGATAATGCTAAAGTATATGATAATGCTCGTGTCAGAGATGATGCTTCAGTATCTAAAGTAGCAGAGGTATTTGGTAAAGCAATTGTAACAGACAATGTTAAAGTTACAGATAGATCTAAAGTATTTCAATCATCTGAATTATATAATGGCGTAATTATCAGAGATGATTCAAAGGTATACGGATCTGCAAAGTTATACGATATTGTTAGATTATATAACGAAAGCCAAGTTTATGGAAATGCACGTATTGCTGGCACAGTTGAACTATATGATTACACTATAGTTAGAGGTTATGTAAGAATGGATGGAGAATATATTTTCAATAATCATGCATTAATTGAAGGTGATTCTGATTATATTTCAATCAGTCCAATTGGTTCTGAATTAGGTGGAATGCTACAAGCTTACAAAGATATAAACGGGAACATCATATGTAAAAGAGGATGCTATGTAGCAGAGATACATGATTTTGAGAACAAAGTAGACAAAACCCATAGAGGAAATTTATTCCACGTACAATATAAGATGGCGTTAAGTCTCATTAAAGTTCGTTTAGGAAATGAGAAGTATGCTTTAATAGCTGAAGAAAAATAAAACCGTAATAACCATATAGTTTAAGTATATATTATAATAGTGAAGAATATAATTTATAATATATTTTAAGGAGAGATTTACAATGGAAAAAATCAAAAAGAAATTAGAAGAAGGTATGAACAAAGTGAAAACGAAATTTGAAAAGGTAACTAACTCAACAAAAGACATGGTATCTAATCGTGGTATCCGTAAAGAATATGCTTTAAAATCTGAATTAGAATTAAATAAAGATTTATTAGTATTCCTAGAATCTAAGTTCCCGATTGGAAAAAGATACTTTGTTGAAGAAAAATTAACTCTTGAATTAATTGAACTTCATGAAGAAATTTTCCTAGAAGTATTTAACATTGAAAGTGATGTTCCATCTTTCAGAGTAAATAAATACCACAGTACTGTAGCACAATTAATTTCTGCTAAACCAAATAAAGAGGAATTAGCATCATTCATTAAGAGTGTTAAAGAAGATATTAAATTACTTGAAGCTGATCTGGAAGCTGGACGTGAAGATACAATTGTATTATCTGAAGATAAGACAGTAAAAGATATTGCTGAAGAAATCCTTAATAAGATTTCAGCTAACAACCCTGACATCAAGAAATTACATATTAATCTATTTCTAAAGGAAACTGCTTATAAGAAGTTTCAAGATGCAAACAAGTTCGTAATCAATGATGATACTCCAATGAAAGAAATCGTTGAGAATATCCTTAAAGATAATGGTATGGAAGTAAATGAAGAAAATATTTCTGAAATCAATGAGTATCTTGATGAAGCTATTGAGACATATATTGATCGTGCCATCGCTAAAGGAAGTAATACAACTGATGAAACTATTGAAGAATCAATTGAAAACTCAATCACTAGAGAAGAAGAATCAATTGAAAAAGAAGAAGAACTTGAAGAGCAAGATAATGAAGATGAAGAAATTAAAGAAGTAGATGAATCTGAATTTACAGAGGTAGAAGGCGCTGAAGAAGAAAATGAATTACTTCAAAAGCATTTAGAAGAAACTAAAAAAGAAGAAGAACCGAAAGTAGTCGTTGTTGAAGAAAAGAAAGATGAAACTAAAGTTGAACCGCCTAAAGCAGTAAAGGATGAAAATGAAGAAGATGATAAAGACATTGACTTCGATAATTTTAATATCAAGAATGTTAGAAAGAATACTGGTAGAAGAGTTAGAAGAAGCTTAGTTGAGTTTGTTGTAGAAAATCATAAAGAAGAAATTGATGTGACATTCTTGAATAAACTTAACCTTAATGAGCTTAAAATTCTTGCTCCATTAATGGGTGTTAATCCTTCACCAAGTGTTAAATATAAAGAACTTCAACAAATGATTGTTATGGACAGATCTGATAGAAAATAATTAAGGAAATAAGAATAGAGTAAATACTTCTCTATTCTTATTTTTTTTTAGTCTCTTGTTAAACTATATAATGCTTGTACTGCTTCATTACCTAATCCCCTAGAACTTTTACCTTCCTGATTGAATAGGTTAGTCTTAGCGAGAATTAATCTTTCAGCTTCCTGATTTGCTTCTACACTGTAAACTGCTCGAAGAGATACTGTATCACCATCATAGTCTCCACCTAATGCTCCTAAGTAACTGTTATTAGGAATTGTTGTATCAATAAAGAATTCCTCATTAGAAGGATAATCAGGATATACAATTGGATAGTTTTCTAAGTATCTATCATTAATCTTCTGGAATACAGTTTCATGTGTTGATAGAATTGAAATCTTACTTGGATAAATACCTTGATAATGTTCAATTGGATAACGAGTAACGTATACGTGTTTGTCTTTACAGATATCAAAAGCAGCGATATAAAGTAAATCGATAATAGTAAACTTACGCCCTAAGTCTTCTCTCAAGATACCAACTGAATGCTTATTACCTGCTTCGTCTTCTACCTTGATAGAATTGAAACGACTTTCAGGTGATTTAATGTATAACTCCAAGAGTTTCTTAATCTTCTCATCAGTGAACTGTTCTCTGACATTCTTAATTTCAATTATATTACCTTTTTTATCTTTAACCTTAGATATTTCATCTACACGTTCATCAAAGAAGTCAGTAATGTACTTGATAAAGTATGGATAGAATAATACACATAATTGAGCTAATGGAATACCAGTATAACCGAATCTAATAGGGTTTTGATCCCAACGTTCTGTTTTTAAACGAGGTGCTGAAATTACACTACGTGTTGCATAGTCTACTGCTTTACCCAATAAAGATTGATGAAACATACCTGTTTTCTTTGCAAGATATCCAGTATTCATTGCATATATTTCATTTAATGTACTTTGGATAGTAGCTTCAGCATTAGAACCCATAAAGTCAAATCCATCACTATCATCTAAGGATTGAACTGTACGAATGATTTTAGCATACAAATCATTAACAACATCTACAGCCGCAATTTTTTCATTAGATGATTTACTAGGATTGAAGTCACGTAAGAAAGCAGGAATAATAATAAATTTAGTAATAAAGATTTCATCCTTTTTAAGCTTATCTAGTAATACAAGTTTCTCATTACGTTTACTACTTCCTGTATCTTTAAATTTAATCTGTTCAAAATTATCATACAAGAACTTAAGACCTGTTTTACCATTTTCAGAATCTTTAGTTAAAGTACCATTTACAATTTTATAGTACTCTGTACCATTGATTAGAGAGATAAATTTACGATCCATTGATGTTAATAGTTTATATATTACTGGATGGATAAATCTCTTTTTGAGATTAAGGTAAGCAAATGTCTTATTACGCTCTTTACTACCCATTTGCCCAAATATTTTATAAGAAAATAATCCATCTTCAGTTGGAATATTACCTAAATTAAAATAAACAGGATTAGTAACTTCTTGACACTTATTCTCTTTTATGAAGTTTTCCATTTTAAGAACATCTATCTTCATTCGAATCTTCCTTTCGTTACATTAATATTATAATGTTTGAGGAACATAGATAATCTTAAAAGGATAAAAAAAAATAAAGACCATACGCAAGTATAGTCTTTATTCAATAATTATTTTTTTTTTTATTAATATTTCTTCAATTTTTATTTAAAAACGTCCATTTCCATATACACCTCTAACTATTTCTTTAATTCTATCTTCATTAAATACAAATGATTTATCTTGCGATATATCTTCACCAAATACAATTGCAATTGATATAACTTTAAAATCTTCTTCTACATTCATAGCTTCCTCTACACCTAATTTATCTTGATTTATATTATATAAATAACAATGTATATTAATTTCATCACCATTTTTATCTTCTATTGTAGTTATATAGAATTGCATTTCGCTATCTTTAGGAAAATTATATGAATCAAATTTCTCATCAGAACCTATTTCATATTTTTGTATTTCCGTATAAATATCTAAGTTACATCTCTCGCCTATGTCATCTAAATCTAGATAATAATTATGATTGAATTCATTTTCAAATATCATATTGATTATCTCATGAAGTTCTTTATAGTCATTAATTTTAATATCACCCATATAATAATCTTCTTTAAACATTCTAATAGGTCTAAAATGTCTATCATCTTTTTCAGCATTATCTCTAAATTCATGATAGCATTTATCACTACAGAAATAAAGAGGAAATTGAACTCTAGTATCTACCTTTGTAAAATCTCTATGTGTTGTTTCAATCATTGTTTGACATATATAACACCTCATTGTTCAATACCATAACCTTTCAGTTCATTAATTACATTTTCTTCACCTTCAATAGTTCTTATAGATGGATCAGAGAATGTAGTATGACCAAAATATCTAATAACCTCTGCCATTAATTCTATGTTACTAATACCTACTAAAATCATTCCTGCTTTTCTCATTGTATCAAAGTGTTCCTCAGTTACATCATCTTCAAATATTTCTGAATCTTGTAATAACCATTTATCTTCAGCATCTTCTAATTTATCAATCTGAACAACTCTATAACTTGTCACACTTGCTTCTTCAAAATGAGCATCTATTGCAATGAATAGACCTCCGTGTTCTACAAAATTTACATCTCCGAAGTTAGAAAAATTTAACATATTATTAGGTTCTCCTTTTATTAACGTATTTTTTTATCCAATGTTGGTAGGGTCAACATTCTAAAGCTAAGCTTCTTGTGTAATAGGTTTCTCCAAAATTATATAATAGTTATTATCTGTGCGGTCAGATAATAACTATTATATTTATTTAAATTTTGAAACCATATTCACCTAAATTTTTTTCTAATAAACCTAGTAGATACATATCATCTGCATGTTCTAATCCACATTTAATTGGAACACCTCTATGATTGTATAACATACATTTATCTTTGTTTAATTCAATTTGTGGTAGATTAAATTGAGCTTTAATCTTCTCAGCCGCCATGTTACCAAAGTCATCTGGATCGGTAGCAATGAATAATACATCGACAATATTCTTTACACTTTCGACAACTTCTTGCATATGTTTGCTAAAACCATTTCCACCTAAAACAACTATAGGGAATATTCCACCTATAATACTTCTTAATTTTACTTCATCTTTTCTTCCTTCTACAATAAAACCAAATCGTTGCATTTCATCTTCCATATTATACTCTGTCATTTAACTCACCCAATCATTTAAAGTCATAATACATTAAGTTAATACCTTTATCTTCAGCTTTTTGAACTAATTCTTTCGTAGGTTGATTGTAACCGAATGATGGAATATATAGGTCACATTTCCCTAGATTCGGGCAGTTTTCAATATAATCCTCAATATTACCTAATTCATCTTCAGCAATGATTTTTATGTTATCACCTAAAGTTTTAACAACGTCGGATTTCTTCTGGTTTAATTCTAAATGAATAATTTGAATCTTATCCATTGTATTCGAGAATAAAGTTTCTAAGAATCTATTTTTAGATTCACGATTGTTTGCAGTAGATTTAGTAATAATATAAATCTTATTAATAAAGCTTTGTGTAGCCATTTGTGCAAAGCCTAAACCAAATCTAGATGGTGCAATATACTCATAGAAGTCTGGTCTATCATAAACATCCATTAACTCTTTAACTAGGATGTCTCTTGTATAATTATCTAATACAATATCATCCCGAATTAACCATTCATTTAAATAGTATCGGTCTCTCATTACTACTTTTAAAGAATGATTATCGAATGAAAATCCTTCTTTGAATAGCTTAAAGTAACGTCCAAATACTTCTTCACGATCATGTATTAGTTTAACCCATAGAGGTGTGATAAACGCTAATACTTCATCACAATCTAGTACAACATCTACTGGTTTTACTTTTCCGTTTGCATCCATATTCATATTAAAAGCTTTTTCCATAATTTACCCTCCAAAAACAATACTAGGGAAATAGTTCTCCCTAGTATGATTAAATTTCGATAATATTTGTTGGTAGTTGATGTTTAAGAATATCTAATGTCTTAAATCCTAATGATTCTAACATGATAATACCTGATTTAATGTTATCCGCAACCATTGTATCAATATCAATATATGGGATAATCCAATCTGGTAATTCCTCTTGATTCTTAGGTAATGAAATAACATTTAAACCATTCTTAACTAAGTCTTTATTATCAAATAATTTTTCAATTTTAGCATAATAATGATCATCCATGTCTTCAAGCATTTCTAAAGAATCAATATTAAGTTTAAACATGTTAACTTTGTTAGGTAAATCAATTTCTTTATCAGGGAATAATGAATTCCATGTGATTGCACCACGTAATGACATCATTTGATAAGGGTTTACATAAGAATGTATTGAGTTAACCTTGCCAGGAAGTGAGAACTCAGAAGAGCCTGATAATAATGATTCTCTAACTTTAGATTCTAATGCTCTGAACTTACCAATAATATTACCTAAATCAATTTCTTTAGAACCTAGTATATCATGTTCAAGTAATTCTGTAAATGATTCACGAATATGAGCGTTTGTTGATACTTTACGAATAGCTAGACCTTTTACGTCTAGTTCAGGTGGGTTCATTAAGTTACCCTCTTGCATTAATACGATACCTGCATAGTTCTTTTTATTACGTGTCATCATGATACGTTTAATTAAGAACTCATTTTTCATATTAATACGATGACGAATATCTTCAGGAACATTATATAACTCACCAAATTTAAAGAATGCATCATTGATTAATTTTGTAATATGATATGTTGCTGTATTGATTGTAGAAATGATTGATTCATCACTCTCGATATTAACCAGATCAGGGAAATGTTTTGCAAAGAAATCAAAGTATGGTTTAAGATATAAGAAGTTTGAGTCAGTATCAATTGTTAGTACTGATTTTCTTAATCCTTTATCACAACGATCAAAACGATAGAAGTCTGAATAGTTATATGATACCCATTCTTTAATATAAGTCCAAATCTCATTTAAATTCCCTACGATTCTTTCAGGTACATGGTTAGGGTCTAAGAAATCATCATGACCAATTACATGTGAATATAAATCAATTACATTAGTTCTTTCAATAAATTCAAATAAATTATTCTTGAAGTAAAGTTTATTTAAATCGTCTTGGTCTAAATGATCTAATAAACGTTCTTTAAAGACGTATAATAATTCTTTATCTTCACCAACATATTTTTCTTTAAGATATTCATATACTTCATCTACAGAAGCATCTTGTCTGAATTCAACATCATTAACTGTTTGATAGTCTTCACTTAAGATATTATCAACAAATACCATTAAGTCATTGAATGTTCTAAAATCAATGTTATTTGATAAGAAACGTTCAAATGTTATTACTGCAAATGTAATAATATCCTCACCAGTATAAGTAATTGATTTACCTACATATGGATGATAGAAAATTGAATTTGACTCGATTGATGCACCATAGAATGAGTTATTCAGTACCTTATAGTTAATCTGAATAGTCTTTTGGTTATTATATTGAGTTTTATCTTCATCATTCATATGACTAAACATTTTATCTTTATGGACAGAACGTTTAACGATAAACTCATCACACATTAAAGCCATTGTACTAATTTGCTTTTGTCGGTTTACAAATAATGTACCATAACCAGTAATAATTGCTTCATTATCTAATTGATATTGAAGAACTGATAACATTGAAGTCTGTTCACCTTCGAATTCAACTCTAGGGTTCTTAAGTCTAGACTTCATTTCCTTCTTGACAACTGATTCAATAAATGCTTCATCTGCTTCTGGGAAGAATCGATGAATTGTACTAGTCATCTTTTCCTTATACGTTGCTAGAAATTCACTATGCATTAATTAAACTACCTCCTATAAACAACAAATATATTATATAGTTATAGTCATTCATAAAAATTAAGTTTTTATAAAAATCTAATAATCTTTATATACTATAAGGAAATTATAAAATTAAATTCTTATATTTAAAGACTATAACAAATAAATAATATATTATTGAAAGATATTTTGAACAAAAAATTAAAATATATGAAAGGTAGGTCTTTTCAAGATGGCAAACTTTTTTGAATCATTAACTCAAACTAACGAAGGAACTGGTGCTGATTTCGAGGTTATTACTGAAACTGCTCGTATTCTTCAAGAACGAAGTGTAGTGCGTATGGACAAAAGCGCTATGCGTAAAAAACTATTAACACAAGCTACATTATTAGCGGCTAAAGATGCTGGAGATCCATTGTATAAGAAATATGTGAAAGCTACTAAAATTCGTAAACAATGTCGTCATGCTATCCAACAAAAATATGCTTCTAAAGGTAAAGCTAAAATGCGTGAATACCTTGTAGCTCAACAAGGTCGTTAATCCTTGTTACAATTTTAATTTTTAATATGATTACAAACAATACCTATATGGGTGTTGTTTGTAATTATTTATTTAATCTCTGGTACATAGAAAATTATTTTAAATATATATTATTTTATAGAATAAGTTTTATATAATTTATAATTATAATTTGGAGAGGTTGATTAATTTGAAGCAAACAAAAATTATTTCTGGTTTTCCTGGTATTGGTAAGAGTTTCTTATTCAAGAATAATGATATTATTGTCTTAGATTCTGACAGTAGTGATTTCTCTTGGATTGAAAAAGGAGTAAGACATCCAGACTTCCCTAACAACTACATGGAGCATATTCAATTTAATATGGGTATTGCTGATATTATTCTAGTATCATCACATGATATAGTTAGAGAAGCATTAAGAGATAACAACATAGACTATACTTTAGTATATCCTTCAATTGAATGTAAAGATGAATACTTAGAACGATATAAGAATAGAGGTAATGAAGAAGGATTTATTAACTTTATCGGTTCTAATTGGGAAAACTTTATAAGAGATATTGAAGGAGAAACTTTCCCTAAACTTGTTAAATTAGAAGACGGTCAATTTTTATCAGATGTATTAGAGCAAATATAAATTTGCAAAATTCCAATTTTCGGTATATAATATATTTGAGGTGATCATTTTGGAAATTGATAAAAATATTACTAAGTTCCTAGTGGATTTAGATAAACTTTCTCGTAGACATGGTATATGGATTGAGAAAGATGGTAAGTTAGTTAATGATGAATTAAAAGTAGTTGCTGACAGTCTTTATATCAATGAATCAAATCAAGAGTATTTTGCAAGAGGAATTAAATAAAATTTAACAGCACCCATTTTAACAGTAGATAGAGGAGAGAATATACTATGTTAGATTTAAATCAAGAAATTAATTTCAATGAGGTTATTTTATCTGAAGAGTACGAAGATATTAAGACTTTCTTAAAGCAAGAAATCTTTAGTAATATTGAAGGACGTAACGACTTAGTTACTGTTAACTTTTCAGATGAAGATATTTATGAAATTACTAAAGGGAACTTGTTAACTTATTTAATTTTAGCAATCCCATTCAATGCTTATCAAGAAGAATTTGATCCAGAGTTCCTTGTAGATGCTTCTAATGTAAATGAATATAACACATATTTTGACAATATTATTGAATACTTTGTTGAAAAAGGAGATATTCATAGACATATCAGTCGTATCATTGATGAGTTTGCTTTATTCTCAGGTAAAATCAATGTGAAATACGGTAGTACTGTATCTTTAAAGACATTCTGTGATTTAGCTGAAAGAAATCCAAGATTCAACGAACTGCTAAATTATAAAATCGATGAGAATGCAAATATTGGTTTTGATGAAATGATTAAAGATATTAATGTTAGTATGGATGAAATGTTAGATATTATTAGAGAAGATGAAGATAATAATGTTAGAGACTACCTACTAGCAGGAGCAGGAATAAATGAAAATCAGTTAAAGCAGGTTATCTTATGTATTGGACCAAAGCCAGACTTATTTGAAAATATTATTCCTTATCCAATTAATACATCATTTGTTAGAGGACTTAATGTTCGAGATTTTATTATTAACTCTATTGGTGGACGTAAATCATTAATTACCAGTCACTTTAAAGTTAGGGATGCTGGTTATTTAACTCGTAAATTAGGTATTCTTAACATGGACTTAACAGTTAGTGATGAAGATGATTGCGGTACAATGCATCCTATTGAGATTACTATTGAAAATAAAGGCTTCTTAAAACGCCTTAAAGATAGATGGTTCTTGAATGAAAATGGAATGTTAGAACTTATTACTTTAGATAGAGAAGATTTAATAGGTCAAACTATATGGTTAAGAACTCCTATCACTTGTGGTTGTACTGATGGTGTTTGTAAAACATGTTATGGTGAATTATATCGTATTAACCAAGAGATGAATGTTGGTGTAATTTCAGTATTATTACTTACGAATCCATTAACACAACGCCTATTATCATCTAAACATTTACTTCAAGCGGTTGCTAGTAAGATTGATTGGGGTAAGAATTTTGATGATAACTTTAATGTAAATAGAAACTTAGTACTTCTAAAAGATACTAATACTAAATTATATATTGAAAAGGATAATGTTGATACGGATGAAGAAACGGACAACATGATTTTAAGAACATTTGAAATCATTGACATTAATGATGGAAGAAGAAAGAAAATTACAGTTCCAATTGATTTAATCTTAGCTGAAAGTATTAAAGATAATTTGGAAATGAATGAAGATAAAGAAGATAATAATTACTATTGTATTAATCTAAAAGACTTTGATGAGAATGAACCTATCTTCCAATATGTAATGGAAAATAATGGTTTATCAGCACCACTTATTGCAATCAAAGACTTAATTGAGAAAAATGATTATATTAAATCTCATGATATTACTGAAAGTACTAATTACTTCATGGAATTAATTGATACTGCAAAATTAAATATCAATTACATTCATATTGAATTAATCTTACGTCAAATGTTTGTACTTAAGAAAGGTTTAGATAGAGAAGCATTCCTAGAAGATGAATTCCCAGAATATAATTTATATCGTATTACAGATGGTATTCTTCATAGCGATTCATTATCCAAAGGACTTCTATTTGAACAGATTTACAAGCAATTAACAACTAACTACTTTGGTACTTATGATAAATTTAATCCATCAATCTTTGATGATTTCATTAAATAAATAGTATTTGACCCATTACTTATTTTGAGTAATGGGTTATTTTTTTTTTATTTAATTTTTTAATTAACATATAATTGAAATTCTGATATATTAAAAGGAAATTTTTAAATTTATATAAATTTTTATTAGGAGGTTTCAACAGTGATTGAAATAAGACCTACTAGAATAATAATTAAGGATTATATTAAAGAGTCTTGTAAAGAACTAGAACATTCCTTATCTGTATGGAGTAAACTTACTTATAGTTATACTTTTTGTGCTTATGATTATAATGAGGTTACTAAAGAATTAACTATTCCTTCTGGTTTTGATTTAAACAAACTAGCAAAATACTTCCCAAATAAGGAAATCGTATACAATAATGAATTAAAGGAAACTCGTAAGATAAAGAATCTTACCCTTAAATTCCCTCCTAATAAACCAATTCAAGAGGAAGCTATTAAGTTTTTATTAGGAACTAAGTATACTAGAAATTCTACTCAGAAGATGTTATCATTAAAAACAGGTCAAGGTAAAACATATTGTGCTATTAATTATGTATCTCAAACATTAAAAGTACCTTTAATTGTAGTGGATCAAGATTCATTAGCTCAACAATGGTTAGAAAGAATTAAACACTTTACTAATGCAAAAGATTCTAATGTATTTATTATTAGCGGTAGAGATTCTATTAATAAGTTACTTAAAATGCCGAAAAAAGATTTTGCTAAAGTTAAATTCTTTATTGCTATCCATAGAACCATTAATGCTTTGATTCATGCTGATAAAGCTTTATATGTAAAATTAATAGATCATTTAGGTATTGGTGTTAAGATATTTGATGAAGCACATGTTGAATTTGCTAATATCTTTGCAATGGATAGTTTAAATGACATTGAATCTATATACCTGACTGCAACTCCTTCAAGAAGTAATGAGAGTGAAAATAAAGTATATCAAAATATGTTTTATAATGTTAAGAGAATGAATAATATTAAACGATTAAGTGAAGAAAATTATCACAATATTGTAATTGTTAAAACCAATAGTAAACCATCTATTGATCAAGAACTAGATACTAAGAGTAAATTTGGATTCGATGTGAATAAATTCTCTAAGTATATCCTTGAAGAAAGATATGAACATTATTTCAATATAATAATGACCATTCTTACTGATATTGTACTTAAGAAGGAAAAGAAAAAGACAATTATCATATTCCATATAAATGATTTAGTCGATACATTCTATAAGGATTTCAGTGAGTTAGTTGAAAAGACTAAAGCTCCTTTATCAGTTGGTAAATTTAATAGTAGTATTAAAGATAGAGATGAGAGATTTAGAGAACTTGAAAAAGATATTGTAATTACTACAGATAAATCATTCAGTAAAGGAATAGATGTTAAGGATTTAGAATGTGTTATAAACACTGTTCCATTATCTTCAGCACCTAAGACAGAACAAATGATAGGTCGTCTAAGAAGATTACAAAATAAAGAAGTATATTACTTTGATGTTATTGATTCTGGATTTAAGAGTTGTTTAAATCAATTGACATTCAAAAATAAAGTCTATCAAAAGACAGCTAAAGAGATTTATGAAATAAAATTGTAAATATATATTATATTAGTGGTCTTACCTTATTTGGAGACCATTAATATAATTTATTGTATATCTATTTTTGAGAGGAGAAACATCATGTCGGTTGAAACACAAGTTATATCGAAGGAATTTAAGATGTATCCAGTAACAGAAGAGGAATTACTTGCATTTAAGAAAGTTATTCTTATGAATAATGAATCAGCAGAAGAATTTTATAACTATATGAAAGAAAGAATTGAAGGGGAATTTAATATTAATATTAGTGAGAATATGTCAGTGGTTCTTCACAATAGTTACCTTATGGATATTTTATTATGTCAGTCTGATACAATGTCTAAGTCTAAATGTACAGTTCCTTTATTACAAGTAAATTTAGCAGAGCGCACTTATACTATTTATAACTATGAATATGTTGAAAAAGATGTTAATAGTGTTAGAAGAACTGCTGAAAAGTATAGAGATATTTATGAAAAAGCGATTAAGAAGGCAGATAAAACTTTATTATTAACTAAGAAAATTAAGGATAAAAATCAAGAACTTAAAAAAGAAGTTATTCATAATCAAAAACTCAATGAATCATTTATTAAAGCTTTAAGTGTAATAGAAGAATTAACATTAACAATGGCAGATATATTTATTGATTTTACTATTAGTCATAGTATGGGTCGTTTTAGTAAACTAGTAAAAGTTATGGAAGAGAATAATAAAGGAGAGAAAAATAATGGTTAATTTAAATACAAAGATGGTAGACACATATAAAAAGAGCATGCAAGTTTTTAGATCAATGGTTGAAGGATATTGTGATGAATATAAAAAGATTGGTAATGAGATTTTAGAAAGAAAAGTAGATGTTGAAGCAAATATAGGTGATATGAAGGTTTACATAAACATTGATTTAATTAATGAAGTAGAACCTTTACCAATATTCTTTGAAGGACGAGCAATTATTCCTATTATGGAGGTAGATTTTGATAAAGAGGTTATTGTTGTTAATACAAAGGTTTATGGTTTTGATACTTATGCTAAACATGTAGCAAGAATTAAGAAAGAAACAATGCATGATACTGAAATGGCTATGGAATTAACTAGAAATGAGATGAATGGATTTTTATCATTTATATTCGTTAATCGTCAGAATAGACTTAGAGATGAATTACGTGAACTTCAAGGTTATAAAACTAAGTTATCAAAAGTTCCTGACTATACTGATTTTGATAAATTATTACTTAAATATGTTGAACGTATCCAAAACGAACTATATCACAAATTTGGTTATAAATTTGAGATTATTAGGGAGGATTTAAAATGGATATAACAACAGTAATGAACCGATACAAACCTATCAATGGGGTCTCTTTTAATAGACTCCATGATAGGTTCAATTTAAACGACGATGGAGTGTCTTCTCTATCAATTAAATCAATGCATGAAGTAATGAGAAGAAAATATAAACCTGTATTTATTTCTCATATAAGAGATACTGAAGGGAATTATTTAACTAAAGTATTCTTTGTAAGAAACAATGATTATTCTAATTTACATTATGTAGTATTTACAGGTCTATCATCTGGTTATGGCGGTGAAGGATGTAGAGCTTTTAGTTTCATACTAATGGAATCTATTAATTATCCAAGACCAGCAGTTGATAGATTTAATGAAAATATAATAACATTTAACAATTTTATAAGAAATATGAAACCGAACATTATGTATGGGTTACAATTAGCTTATCTTCCAAGATTATTCGATTATAGTATTACTAATAGAAATTTAAAGGTTTGGAAGATTGGTTGTGAATTACCTGAAGTAAAAGGAAAAATATTTTTCGACTTAAGTGGAGTAAAGGAGAATTTAAATGGAGAAGAAAGTTTATTTATATCTTAATACAACTGGTATTACTAGAAACACTCAAATTATTAGCTTTGCAATGGTGGATACTGATGACAATCGATTTTATGTTGAATATAATGATTACGATCCAACAAGTGTTAATGAAGAAATCTATAATGATATTGTTGTAAGTCTCTTATTTAATGAATATCAAAATATAAAGACATTCAATGAAGAAAATAATACAATGTATATGAAAGATGATTTTATTAATATTCAAGTTGAATTATTATCTTTCCTTTATAAGATTTCTGATGGTGGTAAAATTAAATTGCAATTTGTATTAGAAAATAACATGGATTGGTTCGTATTCCTTACACATGCTTTTAATGATGATAGAGGTATTCCAATGATACCTGATTTCATTAAACCTGCTTCAATTGAATTAACAACTTTATTTGTATTAACAGGGATTGATCCATTTATCGGACTTGATACAATTATTGGTAATGGTGTCGAGAGTAATACGAATGCTTTAGTTAAAGTACAACAGCTAAGAATCATTGAAGAAATTTACTCTTTCAAAGCAGTTGAAACGTCTAAATAAAATACAAATATATATTATTAACGTGTAATACTTATAATATAATTTATTTTGGAGGTTTTATTTTATGGAACAAGAAAGCAGATTTGTAGTTGTAGAAGTAAAATTTATAAATGATACGGTTGAAGTATTATTTGAAAATCTAGACGGTAATAATGCAGAAGATGTAAAAAGAGCTAGTTATGATATTAATTATTATGTCACAAAGTGTATGGAAACTGGTGATGGAGCTGTACCTATTGAGGGTCTTATGATATTCTTACGATCTTTAGGTCATACAATTCAATACAAAATAAATGGGGAATTACAAGAAGGAGACAACAATGAACCGACTTTACACTAATTCTTATAAGTTTAATTCATCACTTATTAAAAAACATGATAAAGCATTTTCATCAATGATATCTTTAGAATTTAGTTTGATTAAAGATTTCTTTAAGAATGAAAATAATCTTAGAACATTTATCAGTTCTAATATTGAAATGATTATGTTAACTTTAGATGCTAAATATAATTGTGAGGATAAACGTTTTGGTATTATTGCAAGACGTACTAAAAATGATCTCTTTGTAGATGAAATTAAAGGGAATCCATTATTATCAGATGATAATAAACAACTCTTTAATAACACTATTAAAGTTATAGATAATGAGACTAGAATTTCTACGTTCCTAGATGAAATTGTAATAGCTTTCGATGATACTGAAGGAAAGACTAATGAAATAATTAATCTTAAATTAGTTGAAAGCAGTTACTTAGTTGATCCAGACTTCTTTGCTGAAGAGATTTATCTTGCAACTAAATATCTTGACTTTGCATTAGAATATATTATTCCTTATATGTCTAAGACTGAAAATCATCAACTTTTCAATGATCTATTAAGCGATTGTCTCAAAGAATTAGTCTTAGAAGACTAATAGGTTTTAAAATTTAAAAAATAAAAAAACAAGAAAATTATTTGTAATTCAAGGAGGATTTTATTTATGTTATTAGCTAACCATGAAAGAATTGATCGTACTATCACTACTGCAGGAAACACTTTTAGTGTTCGAAATGTTGTACTATTAGGTAGAAAAGGACGAGACAATGTTAAATTAAGTCCTTTCTATAATCGTGAATATAACTCACAAAAATATTCAACACATAGTAAATTAGAGCAATTACAAATTAATACAAGTGATTACATTGTATTCGCTTATAACGCATTTATTGAAAATAAAAATATTAACGAAGAGGTATTTATTTCATACCCACATATTCAAGATCTTCGTGACTTCTTAGCTGAAGCATTGAATCAATTGAATATTCAAAACTTATACACTAATAACGGTGTAGCACCAGAATACGCTGACTTAGTTGTACGTTCTCAACCATTTGCAGGTGGAAAAACATTAGCAATTATTCCACATAAAATTCAACGTGAACACAACAATAATAGTTCATTCGTAGATGGTTGTATCTTATTTGTTAATGATGATGATAAATGGGTTGAAATCGATTTATTAAATCTTTATACAATGTACACTATTCTAGAAAACTTTGATCTTTATAGTAATTCAAATATGTTATTAACACAAGCAATGTTATTTGACTTAGGTCGTGGAGGAGTTGCACCTGCTTCTACTGGTGGTGGAACTGGTTCTCAACCATCTACTCCTAGAAAAGTAAATTCTATTTTCAATAACAAAAACAGTGAAGGTTCTGGTCCATCTAAGCCAGGTATGAGACGTCCGTCTATTCCAAAACGTTCTGTGAACCCTACTACTGAAACTGCTGAAGAAACTCAACAAGAGAAACCAGCAAAGCGTTCTATCAACAGAAAACCAGTTAAAACTAATGTTGAAGAATTGAGTGAAGAAGTAAATGCTGAACAAGGTTCTGGAAATAGTCCATTAGCATTAGGTAACATTCTTAAAGGTGCTGAAGAAGTAGAATTACCACCTGTAGATCCAGGCGAAGGTGAAGACATCAGTTTCTAAGATAAAAGTATTTGGTATTACGGAGGATTGACATATGGTTAAGAAGGATGACTTGTTTGAGAAATTAAAGAATCTTAAAATTGATACAACAACAGTTGATGAAGAAGAAAATGATAGTACTAAAAAGGGTAAAAGACAAATAGATGATTTTGTATTGAACTTTGAAATCTTAGATTCCGATGATGAATTAGTGGCTTCTATTAAGCAATTAATTAATTCAAGTAAGGTTTATAAGAGTCAACTATATGATACTTTAGGGAGATCTGAAGGTTATAATATGATTTATAGTCTTCAGAAAGGTGTTTTAAGTTGGAAGCGTTGTGAGAAGTGGTGTAACTTCTTAGGATACAAAATTGATTTAAGCTTTATTAAAATTAATTAAAAAATTGGTATATCACTTGTTAATTCGAGTGATATACCTTTAATAATATAAAACTTGGAGGGATTAATTATGATGATTTTAGAATATTTAGTAAAAGAGGAAACTACTATACCAGAGAAATTTAACGAGGTTGTTAAAAATAAACCTTTAGTAATTGTACATTATACTGAAGGAGAAGATGATGAAACTGAAGTTAAAGAAATATTATTACAAATTGCTAAACGTAATGAATGTAGTACAGTAGAAGAATTAAGAGGATGGGTTGATATTATCATGTATAGTGAAATAGATGATGTTGATAACTATGTTCTTGATGAAGATGTTTCAAAATACTTAACTGGTGAGTATCGATAGGAGAATTTAATATGTCAAGAGTAGTTATTGAAAGAATCATGGGTGAAAGTAATGAATTTAAGAATGAAGAATACAATAAGAAAATAACTGAAGAACATGGTGTAATCTCTATTGTATATCATAAAATGGAAGATGAAATTCCAGACTTATTAAAAGATATTGCTGAGAGAAATAATTGTAAAACAATTGATGAATTAGAACGAATTGTAGATATTTATTTTGCAAATGAAACTGAAAGTGCTCGACTTTATCTAGAGGACTAAATTTAAAGGTATTTATTTGAACCATATCTATAGTATATTTTATAATTTATATGACGGGAGTTATTTTATATGGATAAGACACTTATTGGAAAAATAGCATCATTCTGGATTCTACATCGCAGTGGGTATACTGAAAAATTCCATGATGTAATCGGTAAATTAGAAGGTTATAATGTTGTTGATTTTGATAGATTAGCTAATACAATTGCTTTACCAGTTTACATGCCTATGATTTTACGTTCAAATGGAGATACAATGTTTAGTGAGAAAAAGAGTGAAATCATTATCTTAAATAGTGAGCAATTAAAAGAGTTTGACTTCAGTACTAAAGAAGGAAGATCTTATCAATTTAAAGGATTTGCTAATATACATTATCTAAATGAGTATGTATATGAATTCGTAAGTAAAGATGAGGAGCAACATATTGTTCATCTAAGACCTGAAACTGTAAGTAATCCTGAATCTTATGATGTTTATAAGACTATTGAGCAGTTCTTTGGTGATTTAAAAGGAACTTATACTATCAATATTAACCCTAAGAAAAGAGGATAATTAAATGAATACATTTGCTATTGTAACACTATTTACTGACCATGAAAATATTATTGATGATGCTTCTGCTATTTATATTATTCATGGACATACCAATGAAGAAATTCATAACGTATTAAAAGAATGGGATGCTCTAGATGATTATGAAGGTGATAAAATTGACTTCCTTATCGAAAAGGGTTATCATTTAGAACCACATCAAGCAGTAGTTGTTAATGAACAAAACGATTCTTATATCACTGAAATTCTTTATAAGGAGATTGAAGAAATGGAAGCTAAAACATTAACATTAGCACCTAGAATGATTGGAGATCAATTAGAAAATGTAAGTATTGTTCAAACACTTGCACATCCTGATAATAGGAATCATGAGGAAATTATGAAAGCATTTGAAGATGTAGGCGTTTATAAAGAAGCGGCTAAACAAATTAAGAATCCATTGTATAATCCGAATATCATTTATGGAAAAGATCATACTAAAAATGGTAATATGTATAATAATGAAAAAGTAAGTGATGTAATGTATCTTGCTACTCCTAAAGAAGTTGTAGATACAGAAGAATAATAATAAAAAAAAAACATGTATTCCTCTATGGGTACATGTTTTTTTTTTGACTGTTTCTAATAATCTTTAGAAGTATATATTATATTATAGGTTTTATTATATATTTATAAGGAGGTATTTTATATGAGAAATGAAGAAGAAATTCAAATTCGCTTTAAGTTTGGTCACGCCTTTTCATCAGGTGTTGGGTTTGGTATGGGTCATGAGAGAATTGATATAATTTATGCTATAGCAGAACCCTCTCAAGAACGTATTATTGAAGAAAATGAGATAACAATTACTTATCAAGATATTATTGGTAAAAGACTGCTTTGTAAAGATGAGAAAAAATGTAGAACTAATAAATGTTATGAAATCTTAACATATGCTATTGAAAAAGCTATACGTAAAAGTGATAGTATAGAGGATTTAAATGAATTATTAAAGGATATCCAATCATTAATTATCTATAATGATGAATTAAATTAGATTAATAAATAACCATATATCAACTAAGATATATGGTTATTTTTTTTTTTATGCTTCGATTAAAGCAAGAACAAGTTCTTTAAGCTTTTCATCTGTAGCATTTTTAGCATATTTCACTTCATTAGCATCAAGGACATCTCTTAATTCTTTACGTTCCATTTTCTCAACGTCTTCAGCAGTGATTTCCTCTTCGCCTTCTTCAGCTACCTCTTCATGAGTAACTTCTTCTACAGGTTCAGTAACAACAGGTTGTTCTTCAACAACTGGTTCTGTTACTACTTCCTCTTCAACTTTTTCCTCTACTACTGGTTCTGGTTCAACTTCAGGAGTAGTTTCTTCAACTACTTCTTCCTTTACTTCAGGTTCTTCAGTAGGTTTAGTTGGCATTTCAGGTACTTCTTTCTTTTCTAACTCTTTTTCACCTACGATTTCAACATTGAATCCTAATACTTTTAGAATATCATATTGTTGCTTTGTAATATGAATTGGAGAAAGAATTGGACCTTTACCAACTGTTGGAATAAACTTTTGACTTCTGATAACAACTCTTACACGTTCATTTCCATTAGTCATTGGTTAGTAATCCTCCTTTTATTCGTAATCTTCAATCTCAACGTCATCATTTTCATCTAAATCGATGTCGTCATATTCTTCTTCATCTTCTTCGTCCTCTGGAAGACCTTCTAAAGCGGCTCCTTCTAATACAGCTACAAGAGCATCCTCTTCTTCACCTAATAGGTCAAGGATTTCTTCATCGTCGTCATCTTCTCCATCGCCATCGATGTCATCAAGTTCGTCGAGGTCATCCCCTTCAGGATCAGACATTCCACCAATTCCGTGGAAAGGTGTTCCTTCTGTATCATTAGCATCGATGTATGGGTTACAGCCATCGCTATCATCTACAGCGATGTCAACCGTTTTTAAGTCAGGTTCAGTAGCCTCTCCTAAAAGGTTTGTTTTTTGATTAACATCTTCTTTAAGAATTTCGAACATTTAAGTCATTCCTTTCTAAGTTAATTTAATTATATTGTTCTTCAAATGTTTTAATATAAATATAATACATGGAATTAGCGTATAACTAATACTTTCTTGTTTAATTTTTACCTTTTGAACTAAGCTTAAAACATCTTCGACTTTATTTTCACCTAGTAGGTATCTGATAATAACTTCATGTATTGGATTTATATCACTTATATGTTCTTCTAAATAAATCTTTAAATTCTCCCCATTAGCAATAAAACCTTCACCGAATCCATCCATCTTACTAGGGAAATATATACGCTGATAATAACAGTCTCTATAGATAGCAAATATAGACTGCTTTAGACTCTCTTTAAAGTATGAGATAGCGTTTAGATTTTCTATGTTCCTAGTTTCAATAGCATGGAAAATACTTTCCTCATAGATATCATCATCTACTTCTAATAATTCATCAATATAAATATTCTTTAAGAATGTCTTTATATCAATAAATAGTTTAGTATTATAGAAGAATCTACTTATCAATGGGTCATATTCACCAAAAATTTTACCTTCTTCAGTTTGTTGTTTTATTACAAAGGAATTGAGATTCTTATTATAAAAATATTTTATATATCTCTCACTCATTTTTTCGATTTCTCTTTCAATATCATCCAAAAGGAGCGCATCTTTCTTAGGGATAACTAGTTTATTATTAGAACCCAGATTTTCCAATACAACATCATACTCATCTGATAACTGATTCTTATCAATCATACTAGGGTCATAAGATGTTATAAAGAAAGTAATTTTATAGTATACCTTATTACTGAAGTTACCAGTTTCTACATTAGTTACCCTAAATATCTTAGGAATAGAATTGTAAGAGATAATTAATAAGTCATCTGGTAGAGGTTTAATTGTATTAGGTAATACTAAAGCAGTTGATTCCATTTCAGTCTTAATACCTAATTCATCATCTATTTCTAAAGAGGGTTGAATCTCTTCAATATCATAAATAGGGAAATTCTCTATTTTATTATATCTTATTGGAGACTCTAGACCGACTATTTCAATAGCACCACCTAGACCAATATCTTCTGTCGATTTAGTATTATCTTTAGAATAGTAAGTAGTAAAAGTAGGTGTACCTTCGAAATACTTACTATATTTATCAGTAGAATCAAGATAAGTCTCAACATATTGGTTTATGACCTTTTTCTCTTCAATAAATCTTCCCATATTATCACCTACCTTAATATATTATAAGAATAACACCTAATGAGATGTTATTCTTATTTATGTAAAAAGATTTAGAAATAAAAAATGTAAGTACAACAGTTCGATGACTATTGTACTTACATTAGAGAGAATATACTATTGATTATATGTTTATTTCCTAGATAAAAAATTGAATTTTTAGTTCCTAAGAAATATTAAGACTCATAAATATCCCGTACCTGATTCTTTAACTCAATTAGTCCTTTATTGAGGTATAATGCAAGATAGATATCCTCAGTCATACGTGATATGATACTCAGAGGTGATATAACTGCTTCAATTGGTTCATCTGGTTTGTATTCACTCTTAGGTTCTTCACCTTCAGGAATGATATCAGCTACAATTGTCTTAAGGGCAGTGAAGAATGTTATCTTGTCACCAATACCTAGTTTATCAACATATTCAGTATAGATTTCAATAAGGATACCATCTACTTCTTGTCCTTTAATCTTTCCTTCAGCTTGTTTTTCAGTTGAAGGTAAATCAATATCGATAAAGTCATTTTGAACTATATCGTTGATTTTCTTTTTCTTAGCTTTACCTTTCTTAATATAATCATTAAGAATCTTCTGAAGTGAAGGAGAGAATTCTTCAATATCTCTATTGTAGTAGATGTTAATTGAAACAATCTCACCAGTGTATTTAGACTTAAGAATGTTCTTAGTTAATTCTTTAATAGACTCTTGGAATTCATCACCAATCTTAGATAGTAAATCATTGATTGAATCTTCTTCGAATGAGTTCTCAAAGATAACTAATGGATCACCAGTCTTAACACTTTGTCCTTCTTTAACCATATACTCAACGTTTGTATTCGGTCCAAGAACAATTTCCTTCTTCATGGTAATTTTAGAAGCCATTGATTCAGATAAACTTTGAGTAACAATACTACTATCCTCAAACGTATAATCCGCAGATGTAATAGCTACTTTACATAACTTACCATAAGAATAAGAGATGTCATTTTTATCTTCACCTAAGAAGTATCCAGAGTTCTTAGCAACTACATCATTAGCTTTGAACTTATCTCCTTCTTTAAGGATCATATCTTTCTTATTTGTTAAGTAGACGTTTCATTCATATAGATTCGCTACATCTATACAGTTCTCTTATGAACTTCCCTAACTTTCATTAGGATACTAGACTATATCTTCACTATATAATAGTGCCTCCCGTTTCCAGACCTCAATCGCTTAGGCTGTACTCTACTCTCTTCCTTTACCTAACATTTCACAATGATCTAGTAAAGTGATTTCGATAGTCGTTGGACATTCTTTCTTATAACCGTTTTTATGGACTCACTAAGTATATATTATAATTATGTAGTACAATAGTATATATAATTTATAAGGAGTGTTTTATTATGACAAAGGACTACTTTTTAGAGAAAAGAAATGCTATTATCGAATTAGTTAAAGATGAAAGTAAAAGAATCATTAATAATTACGACGGTAGTACAGAACCATTATTAGGTTATGCATTCCTAGAATGCGGTTTAATAATTAACCTGAATCCATATGAAGACCAAGACCTTCATATACTTGATATTAAAGGTGATAAGATACATAAAATTCCAGTACCAATTTCAGGCGGTAAAATTATATGTGAAACCACTTCTGATCCTGATTTAGCAGTCAATCTCTATAATGAGTCCATTGAAGAAAGAGCATCATGGATGACTCAAGAAAATACTAAGAAAATGTATATGGATAGAATTATTGTTTTATTCCATATCTTTTCATGATTACAATGGAGACCTTTAATCGGGTCTCTTTTTTTTTTATTGGTTATAAGAAAGCTTTGATGCTGATTATCCTCGTCTTATTCGTTAGGACTTCCCAGCAGTTAAAGAGGTTTAACGTGAACTGTATCCAATCCACCGTTACCATTCTTAGCTAACTGTCTAGAGATATCTACAATATCTTTAGTACCATCATTATACTTAAGAATAGCAATATGATTCTTTTCATCAATACTCTCAACCATACCATCCTTCTTAGCTTTAGCAACAAAGTCGTCACCTAAGATATAAGGAATAGTCTTTTCTACACCAGAACCGAATAGAAGTTTATTCTGTTTAGCTACTGGTATAACGTGTTTCTGCTGTGTAACCTGCATTCCGATTCGCATTTATATTCTAATAGATTCGCTACATCTATTACGTTCCCTTATGAACTGCTATATGTCACCATATAGATTAGACTATATCAAAATCCTATAAATAGGATTCTTCCCGTTTCCACTACCAATAGCTTGCAGTGTACTCTACTCGGTATAATACTTATTATTATCTCTAATGATAGTTGAATCTTCATTAATATAAAATAAGTTATACTTTTCGATAGTCGTTGAACTGTTATTAATTAAAAATTCCTCTACAATGGTTTTAAGATTCTTTGAATTAGTATGGTCAATTCTTAATAGTGATATAAGATGTTCTTCACACCAACTATTCTTATAAGCATCTCTTTTACGAGAATTTAAAAATCCTTCCATTCCATCGTCACCACCACAACCATTCCAAGGTTTAAAGTGTTGTTGTCCATCATATTCAATTATAAGGTTTAATGATTCGATATAGAAATCAAATCGTATCTGATTAATAAACTTACATTCATCAAATGCAATTTCTCTTTCATATTCAAAACCAAAGTCCTTTAGAATCTGTTCTAATTTTTTAACATCTCTTGATGTATTTCTTTCTCTATTAGAACATTCAGGACATCGTCTACCTTTTAAGAAATTTTTAGGAGTGACTGGATATTCATGACCGCAGTTATGTTTCATCTGAATATGAACGGAATTCTTTTTATATTCACCTATAACAATGTATTCATTTCCTACCAACTCAAATACTTCTTGTTTAAACTCTTCAGTAGTCTTCTTATAACTACGATGAGAACACTTAGGACATCTT